CAAGTTCCATGATTGAGACGATTCCACCAATTATTTGTAGAACGCCACCTCCACTCATTCCCTCCTAAATTGTAAGTATCAATAACTGTTTCTCCTCCTGAAGAAACAGGAGTAGGAAAGAAAAGCCACTTATTTGGTGGGGGGGTCATTCAGTGTATTCCACAGAAAATACTACATCTGTAGCAGAGGAGTTTGATGAAAGAACTAAAGAAATCTCAGCATCTGCAGCTACACTTGTATTTGCAAGACTTGTTTGCTCACCACTTGAAGTTGTGACGCTTGCAGCCTTTACGATGTCAGATCCGTTTTTCAAAGTAGCCGTTACTGAACCACCATACGACTCTATATAGAACCCAGTTATTGTTCTAGCCGTTGCTACATGCGGATCAATGTAGTATGTTTTATTAGATGCAGTTTCAATTTGACCGGTATATGAACCTACATTAGTAACCCCAATACCAGTTCGAATACTTGCGGCATTGTTGTAACTGATAGTTATAAGACCGTCGCCGTTAACGGTGCTTGCTGCAAAACCGCTGGGTACAGCAATTGTCTTGCAACGATTGGTTACTTTTACAGAAGCAACGCCTGCTTCACTAGTTGTCAACTCGCAACCTGCATCAGCAACACCTGTATTTGCAACTACGCTTTGAATAGGTGCTGCTGCAGAAGCTCGGGCATTTGTGTAATACTGATTAGAACTTCCTTCAGAAAGAGCATCAGTAGTAAGACCAGTAAGACTTGGGGTACCTTGATTAGTAGAGAGGGTAGCAGATTGTTGTGCGGCATTTGTAATACTTACAGTTTGAGCAGCACCTTGAGTAATTGTAATGGTGTGAGAGATGGTTGTGATTGTGATTGTATTAGACATCAAGTCACCCCCGGAGTTACAATCAATGCACCTTCAACAATACGAGTTTTAGACGTACCTTCAATAGCTTGAAGATCCCACACATATTTAACTGGCGCATCAAATGCAGCAGTTTGATCAGCTGTCAAAGTAACAACAACTGTATTACTTGCATTGGTATGTGTAAAAGGGGCTCCACTTTGAGCACCAGAAGCAGCACTAGTCAAGGACAACTTTTCAGTCCCCCCGAACTTGTCCTTGACCTTCAGTGCCCAAGTTGCACCGCTGTTGAAGTTAACAGCACTACCGTCACTTGTCAGTGTTCGTACAAGGGTAAACTCAGAGGTTTCGCCTTGATTGATTGTCCAGTCAAATCTCGCGCTCATCAGAACCTCCGGTAAGCAAAGAATAGATCGTCATATGCAGGGTTGTCTACAGTCTTCTTCATGAAAGACTTTCCAGTACGCATCTGGAGGTTAGCGTGATTGTCGGTCGCTGTCTTAATAGCGGAACGGTATTGTTGAAGAATCATTTGGTAATGAGATCCCGTGATCTTTCTGTAAGCACCCAACTTCAAAGCAGATCCTGCAGAAATTGCTTCGTATAAAGATTGCATACCAATAGGTGCAACCTCGTATCGAACATTCTCACTAAGCACAGTGGTAAATGGAGTGCGAGTCACAAGTTGGCTAGTGTCAACATCATGACTTGTAATGACTCTTTCTTCTACCATGCCGCTTGAAGGAATAACTCTTAAGATTTGTCCAGCATAAGAGTTTTCTCTTCGATCAAGACTTCCAAGATTTGGCGTGGTATCCAAAGTAAACGTCTTACGATCTGCTTCCATCTGTCCGCCATCAGCAGAATAATGGGGCATAATATCACCGCTTGGAATGTAATAGATCGTCCAAGTCTGGGTGTCCATTTTCTCGGAAAACCGAAGAGTGTTACCTTCCAACGCCCAACCCGGACCATTTGGATGAAACTCATTTCTAGGTTTAAAGTCTTCAATGATGTCACCGTCACTATCTCTACGGCAAACCCTTGAAACTTCGCCAATGCTGGGGGGCAGTTGGTAGTATTCAGTGTTCTTGTCAACATCAATATCAAGTCGCAGCACGACAGGATTATCAAGATTCATGTTGATGCGAGATAGCACATCAACCATAGTAGGGCTGATGATGTGACGAATGAGAAAGTCATTGTCGTACTTAGCGTCAAAGTCGGGGTCATCAAGATAACCCCGAATTCGCTCAAGCACGGTGTATAGGAATGAGCCTGTACTGTGCATTATCGTCTCCGGTTACGTCCCGACAAAAGTTCCATAAGTTCCAACAGTTTTTCTGCTGCGGGCGACCGTTTCATCTTTCCAGACATCTCATCTAAGACAAACAGGGGAATACCTGCTTCTTCTAAAATCATGTCAAGGTGGTCTTGGGCTTCAACCATTGCACCCATATCCGAAGTTCGAGCAGAACTACGAATAGCCTTGGAAGCAGGGCCTCTTTGTTTTACGCCCGGACCCATGCCTAAGCGACTGATTTCTCGAAGGATATTTGCTTTCATGGCTTACCTATTTATCGTCTTCCAGCCTTAGTGATAAGTTCGATGAGCATTTGGAGTTCTTCCAACTCGACAATTCTTTGAAGTTCTTCCAACTCGCCAATATCGCCGGGGTCAGGTCCTACATATCCAAAAGGATAATCGCCTTCATTTTCGTAAAGCCCTTCTCGGCGACCCTTAAATCCTGCTCGTCTTGCATCCTTGAGCTCAGCCATACTTTTAGGGCTTCTACCTTTAGAAAGACCCCGGACAATAGCTTTGTTTGTAAGAGAATCACCCCCTCCTTTTTTAGCAAGCATCATGAGAAGATTTCGAATACCGAGAGCGTTAATAGCCATTATTATTTTCCACCCGTGATTATGCGACCTTTGGCTGAATTGAGGAGATCCTGCTTAAATTCTCCAAACTCATCGTTGTCATTGTTGCCCCATTTTTTATTACGTATAGACATAGACACTTCTTCGTGGCCTTGACGTTTAAGCCAATCTGCAACACCGTGTTTCTCTTCAATAGCCTCTCTCTCAGCAACCCTCTTAGCCTTAGCCCGCTCCCGGATACCATTTCTCATAGCCTCCGCTATCTCTTGGGCAGGACGAAGACGCTCCCTCATCCAGTCTTGAGTGGGGGGATGCCAGTTGGGGGGACTATCAAACGCTTCCAACTCCATAAGAATTCCTACACCGTCCTTCTTAGGATGATAGATCCATTTTGATAAAACAAAAGTATTTGCCGCTTTATGGTGATAGACAAAAAGGTCATCAATACCACTAAAACGTCTAGCCCACAGAATCCAATCTGAATCAGGAAGAACCTTATGATCTTCACCCAAAACAAGACCCATATCTGCGGCATGAGCTTTTGCGTCAAAGATGATTTCCATTTCAGACATGTCGTTCAACCTCATTGTTCATTTTTTCTCTAATCCTTTTCATCATTTTATAAATGTTATGAATTGATTTGCCAATGCTATTAGATATTTCGCGGTACTTCTTGCCGTTAAACCGCATAAGAATGATATCAACTTCTTCACTGTTTAGAGAATTAGGTAGTTCTAGTTTGATGGGATCTTCAAATAGAGCATTGGTTTCATCTAATAACTCGAACTCAAGAGTTACCCATTTACCTTTTCGATATCTCCAACCGTGATATTTACCATAAGCATATGCTACACGCGACCATAAAAAATAGGCAAGGTAAGTGCTTACCGTGCCCATTTCGGGTTTATAATTACGCTTTAGAAGATCAGAAGCAGTTACATACGCTTGGTTAAAAAGTTCGTCGTGGTCCCAAAGTTCGAAGTGACCCCGTCTTTTTTTCTCTCCAACCCAACGCCAAAGAAGACCAATATGGTCATTTATGTCCTTACTTCGATTTCTTGCGTTGCCATGAGACACGGCCCGGCCCTTTCTTAGCTGATGTGCCTTTTCGAGTACACATAGCTTTAGTAGGGCGGCAAGCAGGATATGGACGTTTACTACTACCTTTAGCAGATTTACGACCACAAGGCTTACCTGTCTTACAATCAATCCACCCTTTGCCCTTGTTACGGGAAAACCATCCGTGCAAGCCTTTCTTTTTTTCAGCAGAGAAGTTTGCTTTCTTACGAGTTGTTTTCTTCTTTGCCATTAGCACTTACACTCCGGCCATTTTTTACCGCAACGAGGACAAGTCATTTCAGAAGCAGGAATCATCTCTTCTTCTTAAGAAATGCAGGCTTCTTACCACCCCTCTTCTTGCCCATAACCTTCTTCTTGCCCATGACCTTTTTCTTGCCCATTCCATTTCGCTTACCTGGCATTGTGTTGCCTTTCACGACGGCTAGTAACATACTCCAAGAACTCCGCCGTGCAGTTCTTGTAGTAGTCTTGATGCTCCAACTTTTTGCTGGCAGCATTTACGACTGAAAGCCTTTGAATAAATACCATTGAATAAGGATCATCAATTAGATGATCCCAATCTTCTAATTCTTCTTCTGGTTGTCCCGGAGAAACACCATCATCTTCATGACAAAAAGCCATAAGAGTTAAATCATCATTTGATAGTTGGTCATTTTCGGCTTCACACCAACTATCAATATCCCCCCACTTTGGATCTTCTACAACAACAATCAACAATTCAATGTCATCATTCCAGTTAATGCAGTTTTTGATGACTTCCTTTTTGCCCCCAAAGTCAATCTTAACTTTGTTTGTAAGCCAAGCCTTACGAGCAAAAGGGCAAGGAGGAAAACCATTGTAGTGGTCTGAAGATCGTTCAAGCACTTGCTTACTCCATTGTTTGATTTCAGCAACTACTTTCAATCTCCATTTTGGAGATCCTACTTTTTCTTTTTGCCACCTGTACCCCAATTTTTAGCTCCCTTTTTTCTACACTTGACAAGGGCTCCAGAAGCATACGCAGAAGGCCATTTTTTATAACGGCTTTTCACCTTATGGTAACAAGCATCTTTTTTTCCGCCAGACTTTTTTTTAGCCACGACGTTTTCCTTTTTTAGGTGCAGCTTTTTTACGAGGTTTAGTCATCTTATGCTTGCATCCGCAACCAGTTTTTTTATGCGCCATGTTAACACTTCCATCGTTTTCTAGCCTGTCTAAGACGACTGTTTGGATTCTTAGCTGCTTTAGGAAACTTTTTCATTTGTCCGGCACTTCGAGCACAAAAAGACTTTCTCCTCTTGGCTGCTTTACTGCCTTTTTTTACTTTACCAGTTACGGCGGTTTTTAATTTGCTACCGGGGTTTTGTCTTCGATATTTAGCCACCCCTTTTGCAGTCATGCCAGCACCAGACTTGGTGGGCCGCTTGTCTCCGGACTTTTGCGTAAACCCTTTCATTGACCCTTTTTTCCTCTTCGGCGTTGGCATGGTCAATCCTTTAAGTTCTTGACAATCGAATACATCTTGTCGCCGTGGTTGTCTACTTTATTCAGTATGTAGTCAATGTCTTTTATAAATTGACGAGAATCTGTAACTTGAAGATCTCTTAAACCTTCTACCTTTTTGTCCAACTCGCTGACCTTGTGGCTAATTTTCCAAACAAACCCAATGAGTCCTATTAATGCACTGCCCAACAGTGTCATCAAAATATCAATAAGGTTACTTTCCAACCCTTCCATAATCCCCCCAAAATGTTGGGGTGGGGGTTTACGCCCCCACCCCAATAATAAATCAATCACCGTAGATTGTGTCAGTGGTAACACCAGTCAACTTCAGGCCTGCAGGTTGATCGGGAATCAACTGCATTCGAAGCATACCGGGCATCTGAACGGCTTCAGTCATCTTGTTGCCGTTGTTAAGAAGATACGGGAACTTCACGCTAGTACCACCAGTGAGGGCCGGAACCACAAACCGGAATGGAACATAAGCGTCGGCTTCACCCATAGACTGAAGACCAGCATAATCCGGCGGAACATACCGCTTCCAGTTCTGACCAGAAGTCTTGACACCGTAGACAGAGCCATCTTCAACATACTGCGAAGTGTGACCCTTGTAGGTGCGACCTTCAAACGTGAACGCAAAGCCCTCAGCAGAACCCTGATTATTCAAGTTTGAAAGGTTGCCAGAACGTTCAATCTGATACTGGCCAATCTTCTGTGCTTCGTAAGAAAGCCACACACCGTCCGAAGCCACGAGGCTGTCAATGGTTTGACCCAACTTCGACTTAGCAACGTGGAAACGACGGAGGTACTGACGCAACTTGTGTTCCGTCAAAACGCCAACGCCACTCTTGAAGAACGACTTGAACTCCGGATGCTCATCGACATCAATGGCGTTCGTGCCGTGGGCTTCAGAACCAAGCAGACTACCCGTACTCTTGAGCCACGAGTTGATACCCGCGATGCCCGTGAACGCGGCGGTTTCTTCCTTGTTTCGCTCTTCGCCACTGTTGGCGTAAACGATGAGCATGCCCGAAGCAATGTCAGCATTGAGACCCGCGGGGGTTACGATGACGACTTCACCCTTGAGGTCGTCAACGCTTGCGACGTAGCAAGGTTTGTAACCATCAGCACTGCCATCGCCATCGTCATTAATACGAACAGCACCTGCGGAGTTGTAGATGTCCACACGCTGACCCGTAAAGAAGCGGTCGTAGGCTCCTTCGGTGGTGTTGATGCGGATCGACTTAATGCTGCCTGCGGTATCGGTTGCACCACCGGAACCATTAGTCGTGGTGTGGCCGGTAGCAAGAGTGCCAACCGTACCAAGGCGGTACGAGTCGTTCTGGCTTAGGTACCAATAGTTGCACAGGGTGTGCGAAAGGTTCTGAGCAAAGCCCTGAAGGATCGGCGAAATCACCGAATCCACGACTGCCGGGGTTGCATCCATCTGCATCTCACCAAGGGTGAGCGACAGGTTGGTGTACATGGCCCGCATAGCTACGGTCATTCGGAAGGTCTTCTGCTTAGGACCATCCAGCGGATCGGGGAAGGAGTTGGTGACCGAGTTCCTACGAAGGCGGCTACCCATATCGGTATCATCCGCATCACCGTAGAGGAAGAAGTCCTCGACGGGGGCACCCTGCTCGATCACGCCGGTCATGCCGGTGCGATAGAGTTTGTTGACCTCGAAGTCCTTCGAGAATTCGTTGACAGAGCCAACGCCCTGAGAAGTGACAACAGTGTCACGCCAAATTGGATCCATGGTCGGCAGAAAAGTGTCAATCTGCTTCGACAGGATCTCTTCAATACGGGTACTTTCCTTATCGAAAAGCTGTCCCGTTGTTGCGCCATTATTAGGCATTTGAGATTACCTCACGCTTTAGAGTCGCCACCGGTATCGGAAAGCGACCGAAGAAGTTGATCAGAAGTCCAGTCACGCAACTGGCCTTCAACGTCACCGAAGGACTTGCCCTTAGTATCAGGCAACTTAACAGGGTCCTTGCGGTACAAGTTCTCGGTCTGCTCCGCCGTTTCCGAGACACGTCCAATCTTGGAAGTATCGCCGATTACCGTGAGCATATCCTTGGCAACCTTGGTTGCCGCTTTATTCACCTCTTCCCCAACCCAAGCATCTTCAAAAGATCCGGCGTGGTTTCGTCGTTGACGAAGGTTTTCAAGGGCCTGAGCCCTGACTCTCTCCGTCAGACTTTCCTTTGCCGCATCAAGATCCGTGCCTTCACGATTGGCATTAAGCCAATCCATCAATACTTTCCCATCTGAAGCCCGATCAAGTGCAGTAGAAACTTCTTTTTCCATATTTTGTTGAAGAAGTTGTGCACGAACACGAAGAAGTTCTTCGTTTGTTCGGTTTGAGTTTTGAAGAGCTTCTTGAGCCAGAGGCTCTTGTATAGGTTCAGAAGGAGTTTGTTCTTCAGTCATTTCAGGTTTCTCATCGTAAATTTTCAGCCACTCTTCTACTTGTTGGGGAGAGTAATTTGATGCTAAAAGAATGCTTTTAGCGTCTCTCTTTTTAACTTCAGGATCAGTATCTGGATTCATGAGCCTCATTGTGGCATCACGAAAACCTTCGAGGTTCTCCACGTTTTCACGCATGAGGTCATAGTTTTTGACCTTTTCAGCCAGTTCCGTAGCGGAATATTCTTCTCCCCCTACTGAGATCTTTTGATCAAGATCAATCGGTTCGGGGGTTTCCGGGGTTTCCGTAACGGGGGCTTCTGTAGTAACTTCGTTAGTTTCTTCCGACATTCATTGCTCCTTGAGTCATACCGGGACCGGGCTGCGGTCCTCTTTGTGGTGGTTGTTCCGCAAATATTGCTGCAGAATCTGGGTTAGGCACCATCGCAGGCAATGATGCACCCATGAATTGAATTAATGATTCACGATACTTTTTAAACTCATCAACAACAAGAGGGTCAGCCTTTGTCATCAAAGGGCTAGACATAAATGAGGACAAGACCCTCAACTGCAATTCAGGACGACTTGTGTGGGGGGTAATGACCACTTGACCTGCATCAGTACCATTACCATACAACGTAAGGATATTTTGTACAACCTGCTCATATCCTGCCTGATCTTCGTCGATCCACATTGCAAAGTCAAGACCTTCTTTCAATGCAAACAACTTGAAGCCGTCAGGGTCCATGAGTCCCGACTGCAACATTTGAAGAGCTTCCTGCTTTCGGACAACCTCGGATCGAGGGTTAACTTGTTTTACCGCAAATGTGAGGTGAGCCACATTGGGGATAGGGTTGTTTTCGAACGAAATCTGACTTGAATCGAAATCCAAAACAGCACCAGCAAGGTTCAAATCAAACGCCTTGACTGGAATGGGTCGGGGCTTCAACACCAATTCACGACTGGCATTTGCAACCATACTCCTATACATCTTGCCAAAGGCTTGAACAACGCCCATGGTTGGATTGGTCATGGCTCGATTGATCTGCTCATCGAGGAACTGAAGTCCTGTTGCAGAGTCAACTCGACCCTTCTCAGCAATGAGATCCTGTACGGGATTGATTCCCTGCATCAACTGCTTAGCAAATGCTGCCGTCTTTCCGGGCACATCTCCCGCGTTATGGGGTGAAATCATGAAGGGACTGAACTTTTCGTTGAGAGGGTCTGGCTGGTATGAAATCATACGCAGTCCATTACCTACTTCTCGAAGCACAGATCTCTCATTGAATGATCCCTGCGGCATAACAACCACGCCATATCTGTCCATGTCCCGGATGTTGTTGAACAGAGACTTCAGCATCTTCTCCATCTCACGATTGATGGAGAAAAGGAGGTCAAAGAGACCTGCACCGTGGAAAGAACCATTTTCCATAAACCGAGAGAACCCAATAGGGCAATAGGTTTGTGTGGAAGAAAGATCTTGATCGTCAATCAAATAGTCGCCCGAACAAATAATGTACCTTGAACAAGTGCCGCGAGGACCATCAATCCAAAGTTCTCGGACCCTTACAACTGTCATTGACTCGGAAGGCCCGGTGGTTGTAATAGGCCGATCATTGAACGGATTTACTGAAAGTTCGGGGTCGTAGGAATCCGATGGGTCTTCGAGAGAATCACCAACTTGAATGTCGTAATACTCGCAGTCTTCAAGATTGTTCTTGACCCTCTTGCCAAACTTATCAATCAGAGTCTCAAGGGGAACAATCCGCTGTCTAATTATCCCTGCTTGTTTTGTATAGTCTTGCCCAAGAGAGGGGAAGGGTAGAAGTTCTTTGGGGTGAATGACTTCGAGGTCGGCAGTGAGTCCAATTGTTTCGTGGTCAAGGATGTGACCTTGAATACCGCAGGACCCCAACGAGGTGAATATATGAGCAAACTTCGTGGAAATCTCTGCAATCTGTTCGTCCGAAACCAAGGAATCAGCAAGAAGTTGAGCTGTTGCTCTTTGGCGAATCATAGGAAGACTGGTTCCAGTCCTCATGATCTTGGGCCGAAGGTCCATAGAAGAAAGCCGGGCAGAAGCACGGTCAATCGCTGACATCATCTCCTGACTCTGAAACTCCAGATTCCCTTCCTCGTCAAGATAGTGGGGGGATAGGTGACCAGATTCAGGGTTAAAAACATCAAATCGACGCATACCGTTTAGGTAGTAGTACGTCAAAAGCCAAGTAACCCTTCTATAAGACAGACGGGAGATTTCTTTTTCGGCGTGTTCTCTTACAACTTGACAGATTTCACGCTTATTCTTCGGGAGTTTGAACTTCTGGTGTGACATTAGGACGTTCCTTGGCGGCTACACCGCCGGGCTTCCAGTGAGAGGGTACATCTAAAGGATCGAACATTACGTCCTTAAAGTTCATATTCCCCCCACTAACGGGTGGGGTTTCTACTGGAATATCGGTATTACGTGGGTGCGAATAATAGGCTCTTGCCATTGCTTCATAAAGAAAATAAGGAATTGTGACCGGTTGGTTAGCGGGATTAGACCCGACTTCCTCCGTCAGGTGGTGCATCTGCGGCTCTTGCGAGGAGTTCATTGACAAAATCCGGTGATATGTTTTGGAGTTTGTAGGCAAGAGGAGTCCCTACATCATCTACCAACTCCCCGTCCAGAAGACGCTCTTCTGTAGTTCGATCATCTTCAATGTTTTCTGGGTTACGATTTACACGACCTTTGAGGATATTACCTGACATTGAGATTGTGTCTAGGTGATCATCCTTGGCAAGACCGCCATCAGCCACTTCAGGGTTGAACTGCTCAATCTGATCAAACAACATTGACCAATGGCGATCCATTCTTTTCTCAAGTGGAAACTTGATAAGTCCGTTTTCAAACCGGAATTGAAGAGCACCAATTCGAGCAGATTTAGAGATCATCCCAACCTTGAGAGGCACGATTTTTGGCATGTGGGCAACTCCAAACATATCAGTTGCTCGTTGCTTCACCAAACTGTCAAGGTTTTGATAGAGAGCAATGCTCTGGCGGACCACTTCAGGATGGATTGAAGGAACCTGCCACTTGTCTGCAATCTCAAAAATGTTCTTGATGAGGGTGTTTTCATCACACTGAGCCCCCCAAATATCCAACACAAACAGTTCGTTGTCGGGGGTGGCTGCCATAACGGTGCAGACCTTGAAGTCTGAGTCACCTGTAGAAGTCCATGACGTATCAACCGTCATAAACATCCAAGAGTCACGAAGAAAATCACAAATAGGCATCGACTTCGTGTTGCCTTCAAGGTCCTTCCAATTGATGAGCGTTGATGATTCACGGGGACTCAATCCATAAGCAGCATCAACCGATGAAAGCCACCATCTGTGTGAGTCATCAAGTTCAGGGAAGAATTGATCTTCGCTAGAGCCGGGGTCAGCCATGTACTCAGATGAAAAGTTAGCAGAACCAATCTGCTCCTTGATTTCCTCAAGGCTGATACGTTCTTTGAGTCGAGGGTCTTCTTCTTTTTGCTTACGATCTACCGGCCACATTTCAGGCCAACAAGAAATCAACTTGTCTTGCTTATCCTTATATGCAGCCTTGATGATCATTCGGGACCAGTGGTCAAACCGGGGATCACGAGCCTTCAGGCCAAGTTCTGATTCTTGAGTCTCCATGGCGTACCACGCATAGTGGCGGCGACTCACAAAGGTCGCCAGCCATCGAAGGCTTGTGCCGGGGCGAGTAATCATCGGCATGACAACCTTAAACAGCAAAGTATCCATGTAGGATCTAAGGACCGACATGGAAGTAGATGCTCTGGGATCGTACTCGGGGTCATCAAGGACGTAGCATCTGGGACGGCCACCACGCTGCCGTGACTCTGACGAGATCGCCCGGAACCAAGATCCATTCTTCAAGTACATCAACTCGATACCAAACGATGCTTCGCCACGACGTGGCACAATCCGATTGTCGTCAAATTCAGGTGCCCAATCATCAAAGATGCGAGAGTTCTGTTGGAACTGAGTCTTGATGATTTGACCAGTCTGTTTTGCGTTGTCGTTGGTTGATGTTGCGTAGATAAAGGAGTAACCGGGCCTCGTTAACATTTGAAGGAGGATGGACTTACGAATGCAGTTGGACTTGGCAAACCCTCGGGGTGCGATGGCAATGGACGCTCGGTTCTGTGCCCACTCTTTGTAAATACCAAGGTGCCCGTCCGGTAGAGGTACGGGATCCTCGTCGTAAAACATGGGGTTAAAATCGTCTGCTTCATCTGGACAAAGATACCAATGATCGAAAAACAACATGGATCCAATAAAACGATCCGCCTTGTCTTGCGGACTCGTTACAGGAACCAGCCATTGACGGCAGGCATTGACGCGGGCTTCTCTTTGCCCGTCTTCCGTCAACTCCATGTAATCATGAGGAAGAGGAAACAGTTCGTTTCCTTCTTCTCTTGTTTCAATCCTTTTTATTCTCATGCAGAGTACCACCCCCCAACATTTCCACTGTAGCAACTCGACCCATAGTAGCTACAAATGAGATGGGGTTGTGCTTTACCATAGAATGCTTGTAGATCGAATCCCAAATACGAAAGAAGTTCTTAGTGGGTTGATCTTTATCAATAAAGTAACTATAGATCAACGCACCAAATCTTTCTCGGGTTCCAACAACCCCATCAATATCGCTAATCGCTAAGTCGAATAGTACCTGACCCGCCGATCTCGCCATTCCCATGGGGCCTGTCTGCTTCATCTGCATCAGAATCTCTTCCTGCTGGGGGGAGATACTGGGCTGCAAAGTCGGGTTTTTCCGGGAGGTTTGAACGGTGCGTTGTGGCTTTGAGGTTCGAGAGTAACTTTTGGTTGCGGGTGATTCGGACACTCTTGTTGCCCTCCTTGTCTGTTTGCGTGAACTCTTGAGTGGTAATCAAACCGTTTGCTTTAGCCACCTCATTGAGGACACGACGAAGTTGGTTGTGGGCTCGGAGTGCAATCTTAGCATCTGGATCTCTCATGTGTTGTATGAGAGTAGAAACTTCTTCCTCAATACTAAATGAGTTCATCTCCAATGCTTTTGCCGCGGCATCAGCATCAAAGAAAGACAACACCTTACCCGAGTCTCCTTGGTGTTCCCACTGTGCTTCCATATTACCTTGATTCCTTAAGTGCAGCAGCAATAGCAAGAAGCGGTAGCGACTTGATAGATCTAATTCTAGGAGTTCGCCCCTTGGACAAAAGTCTTTGTCTCAACTCAAGTGCTTCTCTTTCTTTAGCGTATTGAGAGGCTGCTTTTTGTATTTGATTTGGAGACTTGCCCTTGACAACGGGCTTATCTTTTACCTTGTTTGCTTCTCGAACAAGCCTACGCCTCTTTGCTTCCGCCATGTTTTGCATTTCTTCAGAGGCTTTCGGTGAAACTGAAGTTTCACGATACTGTTTTCGAAGTCTTTCAAGTGCCGTCTTTGTTTGCTTATCCGTTCTTCCAAATGCAGAAAGGAACTCAGGACTACTCAACAAAGCCCCCAGCTTCGGGTTGAATCTTGCCTTTTCGAAAAGACTCGCCGCACCAATGTAACGAACAGCAGTACCTCCGTCTTTTGCAAGAACTGTTTTTCCTACAGCCTTACTCAACCTGTTCAAACTATCTTTTGTAAATTTAAGAGGCTTTCCGGTCTTGACGTTTCTTCGGGTAATTTCAAATGCGCTTGCAGCCTTGCCTGTTTGCGGAGTAAATACAAACTCCGAGTAATTACCTTGGTCAACAATACGGAACGAACCTCGTTTCTTCAAATCAGCAACTCTTTGCTGCCTTCTTCCTGTTTCGTCTGTTTTAAATGTTCCAATCGCAGGGACTTCTTTCTTTCCTATGAGGTCTTCGGACTTGTGAATCTTTTCAGACTCAGGTACAAGTCGAGGAATTTCTCTACGCTGTCTTTGCTCAACAGCAAACTGCTCACGAAGATCTTCAACTCTCTTCTTTGCAGCAGTTTCGTCAAGACCTGAATCAACCAGTTCTTGAATAAAGTCTTGTTCTATTACAAGCATGTCCTTCTGAGAAAGGTTTCTTACTTGAGCTAACTTTTCAAGCTTTGTTCCCCCCACTACTTCGGATGCACGGGGAGCATCTCGAAGGAATGCTTGCTTAAGAAGACGTTGGTTTTTTGCAGATTGTTCTTGGGGAATCAAGACTTCTGACTTAAGAGGACCCTTAATTGATTCAGGCAATTCTTCAAGAGCCCTTCGCTCAAGATCGGCAGGAACATTTCTTCCACGCCTTACTGCTTCCGCAAGTTCTTCGATGGCGGAAAGAGGATCACCCTTTGGAATTTTCGCTTTTCGTATTCGTTTGCTTTTTCCGCCCTTTTTAGTTTTAGGGGCAATATCTCCTATTTGAGACATAACAGCAATGTCGTCAACCCCTCTACCCGATTCTTCTAAAAGAAGAATTAGTTGATTCAAAGTATCGTCAAGGTCAGGGCGGACAATTTTTAAATTTGGTTTTTTCTTAGCCATTGTCTTACTCAATGCTCTTCACTGTAAATTATTACTGTTTTGTTTTCAATTGAACCAATGTTTGCGTCATTGAAGGGTAATCGGTATAATTGCCAGACACGCAAGACTGCATATTCTTGCGGATTATTTGTACGTTTAGAGGAGCATATAAAGAGTTTGTTGGAATTCTTGGCATACGCATTTAACTTTTACTGGAGTATTTCATCATGACTAACCGGACGCAATCACCTACTCTCGCGTCCCCTGAGCCTATGCAGGTAGCACGCTTCCTGCTGAACACAAGATTCTCCACTCCAAATAATCGAAACGGATTGTGGTATTGGCGTGGTAATTTTTACGAGTGGTATGCAGAAAAATGGCAAACTCGTGATATTGAATGGGTTGAAAGTACCCTTTGGGTAGCCCTTGAGAACGAAACATTTCAACAAGCAACTCAAAATGGACAGAGACAGACTCGATACGCCCCATCTATTGAGAAAGTGAGAGGCGTTCTTAGAGCTCTTCAAGCGTTGCAAACATTGCCACATGAGAAGAGTCCTGTTTGGCTGACCGCACCTAAAACTAAAGAATGCAGAAGTCTTGTTTCATTTCAAGATATGGTGCTTGACGCTAAAGATGGTAGCAAGTTTTCTAGGGATGAGACATTTTTTGACCCTCATGTATTGCCTGTTAATTTTGATCCTTCCGCAAAATGTCCAACGTGGCATCGTTGTTTAAAAGAATGGAGCGGAGAAGACCCTGAATGGTCAAAGTTGCTTCAGAGGATGTTTGGTTATTGCTTATTGCCACACCGGGACTACGCCAAGTGGTTCCTTATGTACGGTAAGATCCGTGGAGGCAAAGGCACAATCATGTCTGTGCTTAAAGCTCTTCTTGGCGAAGGCTATATGGGTACTTGTTTAGAGGATATCGCAAGCCAGTTTGGGCTTTGGGGCATTGAACAGGCGAAGGTGATGGCAATCAATGAAGTATCAGAGATTTCAAATCGTGAAGGCGAAGCCGCATGTCGAGTCATTAAGTCGATTGTTGGCAGGGACCCCATCTCAATTAACCGGAAGTTTGAGCAACCGCTTAGGAACGTGGTCGTGGACTCCGTCCCGATCATGCAGTCCAATGAAATCCCCAAACTCCCCAACAAGGGGCTCGGGTTGTCTGGGAAAATGGTGCTTTTACCCTTCACAGTAAGTTTTTTAGGCCGTGAAAACTACCGTCTAGCTGAAGAGTTAATGTCAGAATTGCCCGGTATTGCATACTGGGCATGGCAAGGTGCAAGGGCATTGGAAGAAGAGGAAGACTCAAAGAAGAAGTTCCCCATGCCCGAAGGTTCAAATGCCCTGATTGAAGAGTACCACACCGTCAACAACCCAATTGATGAGTTTTTGAATGCTCGTTTTGAGGTTCGAGAATCGGGGTTTGTTAGTTCAGACGTTCTGTTCCACCATTGGAAGGAATGGAGCAAGGGCCTCCGTGTCTCCCCACTTAGCCAGAACCAATTGGTCTACAAGTTGGTACAGGAAACCACTTGGGACCTAAAGAGGACTCGTATTGGCGGGGGCGGCAAACGAGGGCTTAGAGGGCTTAGTCTCAAGGGTTAGGTGCGTACCAGACGTACCACAGGTGTACCATATCTGTAGGTGGATGTGGTACACCGTAACCCCTTTGTTTATAGAACATTACATTATTTGTACCAGACGTACCATACTTAGACATATTAAGTGGGGTATAAGGGTAGGTATATAATGCCCACAGGTATGGCACATGTGGTACATGTGGTACAAACAAGGCTGACGGTAGCAAAAACGCCAATATGGGCGTACCACATTTGTACCAGACGTACCAGAGCAAAAAATTTTGATACGGAAAGGGTCTTTCTCTGTTGTTAACAACAGCCACCGAGGGGCCACGGGGGGGTACCCAACACACCCCACCCTAGACACATCTACCGTATCACTACCTCTAACGCCTACTCAGTCTAACAAGTACCCCTGTTGCCCCCTTCCTTCGTCAGGGGGGACAACAGTTGTCCTCTCTAATCATTGTTCTCTTTGGAGTTCCTTCCAATGCGTGAAGTTACCGAAACCCGTTACGTCGCTGACCTGCTCCTGACCACCAACACCCCCAAGTCAAGGGAGGTGCAAACCCAATACGGTGCCAAAACGATCAAGGAGTTCGACCTCAAGGACAGCGTCGTAAAAATCAACGACGAGGACTGGGAGTTCAACGTCTGGACCCCCAAGGACGGCAAGCCCAAGATCAGCCTTCAGCGATGGGTGAACAACTTTGAAGCAAACGCGGAAACCGCAGACGAAATCGTCTGATCTCTCCCAAGGTGGGTCGCTTCGGCGGCTCACCTTTTTTTTATGCGCATAGCAATGCCGCTATCGCATCTATGGCATATGCCACGAAAGGAACCACGATGAACAACGATTTCACCCGCATCTATCGGTCCTGCCGCAACCACGGAAACAGCAGGCCCTTTGCCCTCTTCACCGCCGCCCGAATGTGGCGTTCCGTAAAGGAAGCGAGGGACAATAGTTACCCTGTTTTCTGGAAGCCCTGCGGCGAATTAGACGAGTATAGTCCGGCACACCCGGACATCGTAGCATCTTGGAACTACTACTCAGTAGTTCCAACACGAAAAGGCTGGGTCCCTGCCCCGTGGTTGGGCACCAGCGACAACTGGCTGTGCGCCGGGTGCGATACCCTCGCTGCCAACGATGCAATAAATGGTGTGTTTGCCGACGCTGATGAAGCGTTGGCTTGGTTTCATGCAAACTACTGATTGGGAGAACAATCAATGAACGACGAAATGCAACTGAAGTCGGACTTGTGTCTGGAGAAGGCACAAGAATCCCTCGCACAAGCCCAGCATGAGGGCCATCGAGCCTTCATCTCCTGCATTATTTATGAGAGCGTTGTAGTAGGGTTTGAAGTCCTCTACTGGAACAACACTCCCATCCTGACACCAGAAGGAGAGAAAGACGACGAGATTGGTTGGGATAACTACTCACAGATTTACTACATCCAAGACACGGAGATCCCGGTTGAAAAGAGTTTGAAGGAACAATGGATCGAACACATGAACTGGAGGTACACATAAAGAAGTTCAGTCTGATCTGACAACCCGGGATAACCCTCCTTCGTCGGGAGTTATCCCAATTGTCATTTAAGGAGACATAGTATGAAGGTTATCATTGCAGGTGGTCGTACGTTTTACGACATGGAAAAGATGAATGAAGGTATGAATGCGTATCCCGGTCATGTCACAGAAGTAGTTTGTGGCATGGCTGTGGGGGCTGATAGCTGTGGGAAATATTGGGCTGAAGGTAAAAACATACCCGTTACCAAGTTTCCCGCTCAGTGGGATAAACATGGTAGGTCCGCTGGTTTTAAACGCAATGTTGAGATGGCTGAGTATGCCGATGAGGCTGTCGTATTCTGGGATGGGCGGTCTCGTGGCTCGATGCACATGATCGCCGTAATGAACGAGATGGGCAAGCCTGTCACTGTTGTTAGGTATTGAACGACCTCTCGGATACCCCTCCTTTGTCGGGGGGTATCCTCGTTGTCGTCAACTTTAGGAGATCAAATGAACAGACTCATTCTTATCCGGGGTGTACCCGGCACGGGCAAGTCAACGCTTGCCAACCTCATCAGTGAAAACGTTTACGAAACTGATGATTTCTTCATCAACAGTAATGGGGAGTATTACTTTGACCCCACTAACCTCTCCTCATACCACAGGCTTAACCAAGTTAGGGTTAAACAAGGTATGAATGCGGGTCAAGAAACCATCGCTGTTTCAAACACATTCTCCCAAGTCTTGGAGATGCAGCCATACATTGATATGGCACGAGAGAGTGACTATGAGCTCATAGTCATTTCGTTGGTGGGTCTTCACCCCAACATTCACGACGTACCCCAAACAGTCATCGATGTGATGACTGATCGTTGGGAACCATATCAAGGAGAGTTTATTTATGAGTCATGTGGTCAAACGCCGAAAGAACAAGCCGTTGATGTCACGGATCAAGTGGGGGGAACACGTCCACTGTCCTGACACGGACGATGCGATTGAACACCGTAGCCACATGGTAGTTACGGTAGACAAGGACTCATACCGTATTGAGTCTGTCATTGCGTCAAATGGAAGACGCACATTCATGACTGAAACAAACATCTACAAGATGTTCGGTCCCAACTCATGGAACCATGTATCACTAAGGAGAACAACGCCTGCAAAAATATGCAAAGCAGACATCAAAGATTTCTTTATCAATTACATCATGGGTACCCCCTAGACCTCCGGGGGGGCAGTGCCCCCGGAGGTCGGGGGTAACTAAACTTTTATCAAAGGAAAAAGAAAATGAGTTGGCTTGACGAATTCTCAGAGGACCTGCTGGTCCCGAACGTAACGGAAGTTTGCTTGACTGGTATCTATGCAAGCAAAAATAATCCTGAAACCACCGTGTTTGTCTTCAGCGACCCAGAGGATGTAGCTAATGATCGTGCAAACGTGTACGAAAACATTGTTTGGGCGTACACCCCATCTGCACGACTCAACCCCAATGACATCGCACTGGAGGACGGCACTATCAAGCGTCGTCGCATCAACATTGGGAGGATTCAACTTTGTTCTCTTCTTCTTGCATTACAAGAAGAAGATGTACGGGATGTCATGGCGATGGGTCGTGATGACTTGGTTCAACACTGTCAGAAGTACATGGGGCTTTGCGTTACCTGCCCCATGACTGGCAGAGTCATGAGCAAAGACGGAAATACACGTGTTCAGTTCAAGTTCCCGGATCTTGACTTCGATGATCCGCATGACTTCGCTGCATCGGTGGAGGAACAGAGGCACGTCTTCGGTTCCTCCGATCTTGACATGCATATCCACGGTGAGCGTGTCAAAACAAAGATGACCAGACCTGACAACGCGGTAGTTCCCGTCGGAGCAGACGACGGTGACGAAATTCTCTGACAATAATGGAATTGAGGTAGGGGCTTCGGTCCCTACCTCATTATTACAAGGATGTAATAAATGACAGTGATCCGTATGCACGATATACGGGAGTGCGATGTCCATGAGTCTGCTGGAATGAGCAACATCCCATGGGAGTATGAGTACGGCTTCCAGAAGCAGGAAGATCCGCAGGACAGTCAGTCTGATGTGCTGGATGAGATCTACAACTACGAGTCTCAAACACAAAGCGAAGGTATCCTCGATGGTTTATCACCCGACCGCGACGGACTGTTCCTCACAACAGTCAGGGTGCGACGTAACGGAGAAGAACTCCACGTTAGGTACTCCCGTGAACGTCTCATCCAATTGGCGAATGATCTACTTGAAAAAGCCACTATCGACATTGCGATTGCGGTACAAAGAGAACACGTCCACAAAGGTCCTCATGTTGAAGTCACTTACGAGTTCTGCAAAGAAGCAGACCCCGTCAAGTGCATCATCATCGGGGACGATGCCTACCCCATCCGTCAGATCTTAGACCTTCGTGGTACCCAGTCCATCGGTAGAATGGACTGGGTGGATGCTGATTGAATTCAAGATCACAAGACGCAACGACAAAATCGTAGGGATCAAATCAACAGACAATGATCTTGTTGATATACCACCTGATCTCCCCCCACATACGACAGACAGAATCGCTGTCTCTATTCACTTCATGCCTCCTGATGTTTCGAGGCATTACTACACAACTCTAGTTCGACAAATGAGGAAGGACTGACATGGAAAAAGTAATGATGCCTTCATGCGTTGAGGAAGAACACCTCATCTTCTTGGATGAACTTCGTGAGAGTGGAGCAACCAATATGTTTGGTGCTTCATCTTATCTCGAATCATACTTTGACATTGACTCAAAGACAGCAAGGATCATCCTCTCTTACTGGATGCAGTCCTACAGCGAACGACACGCTTGACAATCCCTCAATAGAGGTACACATCATGATTTCGATAAGAGCTAAAACTGGGTTTTTACCAGTCTGTTATTTAGAAACTGATATTTGTGTCTGGATAGACTTCCTCGATTCCATTCAGATAAAGCTAAAGGAGGACATGAAAGACACAGAGAAAATGTTGATAGAAGGAGGAGATCGCAAAACTATGTCAGCTTTGTGTAAAAAGTATGAAGCATCAGACCAAGAAGCAACAAATGCTTTTTCCTCAATGCACACCCTGAAGTGCGTTATATCAGAAGAAAAAATTTCCACTGTAACAGCGGGGAAACTGATTGATGCACTCAACACGCTTCAGGCTATCTTTAGCGATAGATTGATAGGTCAAGGGGATCAAGTGTCCCTAAGACGTAGGGACGGAGAACTTAAAAAATACAGAATTCTTGAGATGCTGAAGAGCCCGTCACTCTTAATTTCAAAGTTGATGAAGCTAAACAGAGATGATGAACTTCAGGTTGAAATAATTGAAGAAAAGGACGATATGATCAACTGAATACTCAGTTGAGGTGACACTGATATCCGTCGGTGTCACCTTTTCTTATCACGAACAATCAGTAAGAGCCGACATAAAATTGCACCTTGCGACAGACCGCCGCGCCCTACGGGCGGCGGTCAGTTCGCTAAATGTAAGATCAGTTCACATGATCTTTATTACAACTCTGGATATTCCATGGGAAGGATAACCATGGAGTTCTGAATGATTGGTAAAGAAAGCAAAGCTAACTTCAAAACATTAATGAAGGCTGCAAAAAACGAAGACGTATCAATTGTGTCTTGCAAAGATGCAAAAGGTAGAGAATTTCAAACTATATGTGTTTTAGCAATGGTAGAACCAGATAAACCAACATACGCATATCTCCCTTTTGCTTTAATGATGACACCTTCTTTGTACTCTCTAATGAACAAACTAGAACCCCCTAAGAACTTGAAAGGGGAATGGGTGTGGAACGATGACAATGATGACTTGCACATTGCCTAAATTTCCTTCGCATTCTTCATGCACTAAATGTGAGTTGCATCAAGAAGCTAAAAACATAGGTGTTCCCACACGGTTCCATGAACTTTCAGCACCGGTTACATCTAACCCGCTGATTGTTGTAGGAATGAATCCCGGTGTTGTTGAAGACCGTGAAAACAAATGTTTCTCTGGTCCATCTGGAAAACTTTTGACCAATGTCTACCTGAACCACGAAGAAATTATTGAACACCCAGTGTTCCTCACAAATGCAGCACGATGCCCAACTCTAGGTAACAACGAAAAGCCAAAACGTAAACACTACAACGCTTGTTTCAATTACCTAGACAACGACATCAACTCAATACTCAAATCTCATTCCCCCCACAAAGCCTTCATACTTTGTCTCGGTGCAGACTCATACGACACAATCTCTCGGCATTATCTCGGTAAATCACAATCATTGCGGCATGGTTTCAACAATCAAGGACAACCAAATACTGTTGGCCCCGTTGGAATGCTACGCATCTATACCACCTTCCATCCAGCAGCAATACTCCGCAACAAAAAGTATTTGTATCCTGTTTCTGACCACGTTGAATTGCTCGCTAATGCAATGAATGGTAAAATTCCTTCCCCATCATTGCCCAAAATAGAGAAGCCCAGATGGCCAGACTGAAAGAATTAAACAACCCTGAAAAAGTTGTAGAGTTGATGGCAGAAGCAATCAAAGAAGATATGAAAAAGTATGATCTATCGTGCGCAGAAGTTCTTGCTATATGGCAAATTGGCGTGAAAAGATATACGAAAACATTGGGCTTTAAAGAAGAAGAGAAAACAAACAAACATGAAAAGCACACTTGAAAGAGAATTTGAAATTGAAACTGAAATGGGTACCGTTAAAGGAACAGTCGTTTTAGATTCAACTTGTGGTTCAACTAATGTAGTAAAGGTCTATCTTGATAACGTAAAAGATATCCTTGATGGTTTAAAGGATCTTGTTAAAAACGAAATTGAAGTTGATCCAAATTATGAACCGCAAAATATTGAGTATGAAGAAATAGATCAACTAAAAGATGAAGATGCAGAATCACAAAGAGAACAAGATTTACTCGGAGATTGAAAGTGAACGTCCTCAGCCTCGATATCGAAACCTATGGGGCTGCAAAATCAAATCACATTGGACTTCTGCTGCCCAAACAGACAGCATTCCATCCGAAGAAGTCTCAGTATCTCGACAATGTAGCAAACGAGAACATGGTGTTGACAGTAGCAGTGACACTACCGACTACTCAAATATCTCAAACCTTGAACTTCAAATCGCTCTCCTCGCTAGATCCCGGTTCGACGTTGGTGTTTCAAATGCACAAACGAGAACACAAGGAAATGCTGAAAGCATGGATCAAGCAAGCCGATGTGATACTCGGGATGAACCTCCAGTTTGACATTCAATACTTGAAGTTCATTGGGATAGATATTCCCCCCACTAAAAATCTTGTTGATCTCTCAGTCCTCAACTATCTCCACTCGGAACTGCGAGAAGAACGAAGCCTCAAGTCTTTGGGTCCTATCCTTGGTACCCATGCGTATTCAGAAACCCTCAAAACTTCTCGATTCAAGAAAGCAACCGACGAGAAACTTCTATCCTACAACGCCCAAGACACACACAACACAATGCTTGCCATTGCTGAATTGTCGAAGCGATTGCTGAAGGAAAAGTTTGATAACTCAAATGAGTTCGGTGAATACAGTCTTTCTTTCTACAGCCAAAGCATATGGGCCACCATTGTCATGTCAGAGAATGGTGTGCCCATGTCGTCGCTCAAACTCCAACAACTGTTTGAGAAACTAGACATCAAGGCAGAAGAGGCAGTCAATCAAGCCAAACAATATGACTTGATTCTGCAAGGCGAAGGGTCCGCCTTGTCCAAAGACAAGTTTCTTGATGAGGTCATTCGACTCATCGAACAAACGTCTGACCCCGACATCATGGACAAACTTGATGTCACACCCAAGACAAAGAAAGTGTCCTTCACCAAGAAGAACAGAACGACTCTCCTCGAATATCTGCCTGATGACGATGAAAGCAGCGACTACCGCAAAGCACTAGGTCTTGCCAACGACCACGCTGAAGCACTCAAGATCATCTCTTCTTACTGTTATCCTCTCCTGTACCACAGGAGAAACAAACCAGAAGACATGTCTTCTGTCATCATTCCTCTCAACTACATACCGCTGCCCATCCATAAGCCCGAAGAGGTAACCCTCTTCACTACTCCGGGAGAGAGAGTGGATGCCGCAGCCAAAGACATGTCCTTATTCGTGAAGAACCGTATGACCCACAGGTTCTCAGGAATGAGGGTCACAAGAAAAGCGGACGCAGTGGCCTACCCAACGTGGTATGTCACACCCTCCCACATCAAAAATGACACTGGCAGTGCAGGCGGCACAATCCAAGGTCGTATCACCTGCAAACAACCAAGTGCCCAAACGTTCCCAAAGATCATAAAGTCTTGTATACGCTCACGTTACGACGGGGGCAAAATCGTGGCAATGGATTTGTCACAAGCAGAACTCCGGGTTGCAGCTCTGCTGTCAGGCGAGACAAGCATGATCAATGCCTACAACGAAGGACGTGATCTACATGCCGAAAGAGCCCGAACACTTTGGGGGGACTATGATCAATCTGAAAAACTTCAGCACCAAAGACGACAAGTTGGAAAGATGATGAACTTTGCCGACTTGTTTCTTTCGTCAGCCAACACCATGAAGGAACAAGTGTATGCTCAATCTAACGGAGATATCGATATACCCCTTTCCTTCTATCAAGATGTGGTGAAACTACGAAAAAAAGTAAGGCCTCAATTGTCCAATTGGCAACTAAGTTTGCTCCACAAAGCCAAGGTAGACCATCGGATTATGCTGCCACTGACTGGACAATCCCGCACCTTCTTTGGTGATCTTGGCAAGTCCCGATCAGAAATCGTAAACTTCCCTGTCCAAACGACAGCAGGTAACGTAACTCTAGCTATACAGCACGCACTTTTCCCTCGTCTGGAATTGTGTGAGCGGATGTTCTTGCAGATTTATGACGCAATTTATATTGAGTGTCCCAAAGATCATGTACAATCTGTTCAAGACAAAGTGAATGATGCCGTTGATGAAGTAGTGACTCAAGGATACTGGTCAAAACTTGAGGAATTCTACGGTAGATCCGTGACTCTCAAACATGACATGGAGGTTTGGGACTGAAACGAGAGTACGTCATCCTTCAGGATACACGGGAGAAGAAGCCTTTGATCTTCCCTGAGACGCTATCGTTTCTTGATACATCCAAGCCTCCTTGGCACAGAAAATCTATCCGCGTTCGCATACGAGTACAGTCTCATCCTCTCAAGACTGGTGACTACTGTCTTCTTGACCACGAAGATAATGTCCTCATCGAACGCAAGGGGTCCCTACGAGAAGTTGCAGGCTATTGCCTGCGTAAAGATGGGTGCAGACGATTCATATCTCAGATCGACCGCCTGAAATCTGAATGTGAAAAACCCTTTCTCCTTCTCGAAGGGACTCCTCTTGATCTTCAAAGACCTACGAAATATGTGGAAAATCCGGGTCTAGCATTGGATTCTTTTCACAGAATCCTTTTTGAAAGGCAAGTGCCTCTCATTTTACTCCCTGCAGCCACTACCACAGCTAGAAAATCTGTTGGTGAATGGGTTGCTAGACTTCTCATAAATGGATCATTGACACATGGCATGGAAGATCACAACTAAAACGTTTGCCTCCTCAGATAGCCCTTACACATACGAATCCGCAGGTCAATATCCCAAAATTATTATTCAGGCTGGATCTGCGTCTACCACCATTCAAGGTTCGATGGATGGAACTAACAAAGCAGCTGATGTCAATCCTTCAGCAGATACCCCTACTGTGATGGACAATTTCCCAAAGATTGTTTTCACTAATGGATCCGGGGATACCGTTCTCATCGCTGAACGTGTGGCAGATCCATCATGAAATTTGTAAAGATTAAAGAAGGGTTTGCATCACCAGCGGGACTTGTTACTACTAGCTTTGAAGTACCTAGTTCCCAAGCCTTATTTATCTCCCACTCTGTTGGATTGACAGGAAGATCTAATCCTTCCTGTGTAATACAAGGATCAATAAACAATTCTGACTTTGTTAGCTTGCCATCTAGCGAAATACTAAGTGGGGGAGGAAATATAACTAGTGATGCAGGAATAGAAAATAGAACAATAGCTTTTCCTCATATGAGGATTTTAAATGGAGGAGGAAAAGAACTAAAATTTGACATCTATGCCATACTTGATTTAGAAGAGGAAGATGAATGAGTAGGGTCCTCGTTATTGGGGACCTTCATTGTCCTGCTGATTTAACAAAATATCGGCAGCACTGTCAACGTATTCGAGACAAATATAAAACCAACAAGACTGTATTCATTGGTGATATCGTTGATGCCCACCAATGGGGTAGATGGGATCCTGACTACGAAGCAGACTCACCGCAATCAGAATACAAAAAGACATTGAAGCGTGTTGCTTGGTGGCACGAAAACTTCAAAGATGCTGTTGTCACAATTGGCAATCACGATGAAAGAGCAGTAAGACAAGCACGCATTGCTGGTGTGCCCGATGGTCTTGTAAAAGATTACGCAGACGCATGGCAAACTACTTCATGGGAATGGGTGAACACAGTCGAGATCGACTCGGTCCGATATTTCCATGGAGAAGGTTTCAGTGGTAAGTACCCGCATGTCAATGCTTGTCTTACAAGTTTAAAGTCTACAGTAATGGGACATATTCACAGTGTTGCAGGTTTGCAGTGGGTGAATAAAGCAGGCGGAAAATTCTTTGGGATGGCTGTTGGTTGTGGCGTAGATATATCACACCCATTTATGAGATATGCTGAAAAACATCCAACAAAACCAATCGTATCTTGCGGTGTAGTTATTGATGGACATCCTTATTTGGAAACTTTGTGATGTCAGAAAAAAAAACAGATCTTCAAATTGTTCGAGATATAATTGGAAATTTAATTGAGGAAGCCGGTGCGGATGCTGCAGTTGTTGTTTATTCCAAGGTACTTAAAGGAAAAACAGAAACTCATCTAATTCCCTACGGTAACGCACATACATGCAATGCATTAATTGATTATGCATATGAAAACTTTGGTCCCCCCACACCAGAAGATATTGAACTAGAAGAAGATATTGATGAGTGATACAAGTTCCCAACGTATTTCAGCGGTCACAAATGTATTGCAACTTGGAGTGCTTGTTATCGGAGTAGGAGGAGTTTTTTTTGCACTTGGCGGAAGAGATGAAGTGATTAGGGATGCTGTTCATGAAATCTCAGAACTCAAATCAATTTCTTCCGATCTTGTCAAAGCTCAAGTTTTATCTCAAGCAAAAAATGGCGAACAAGATAGAATGCTTGCGGATATACTTAGGCGACTCGAACGAATTGAAGAAAGATGAACAAGATGCATTTCTTTTTTTGGAAAGAAGAATCTGGTTCCTCAACTCCATCATCTTTGGAATTACGGCTTTTGTTTCATTTGCTTGTTCACCTACGAAGAGAATTGCGAAGGCCACGACCGGCATCAACGACGCGGCAACATCGTCGAAGAATCGTTTCTCCAATATCTACGATGAGGCTTCAACGTCATCGCCAAACATTCCACTGATAAAAGAAGAGGCAGTGGGGGGACAAGGAGAACAAGATTACATCTTAAGCATGACAAGGCAAGTACACGAAGCTCTGCCTTCAGTCGAAGATCAAGTTCCTGCTTGGATGAATACTCTTCAATACGGAATAATTGTGGTAGGGATCGTGGCTGTTGCTTGGATCCTTTGGTACACAGGTATTGGCAGCATAATCAAAAGGCTGCTAGGATTTATCCCAAAGGCCAAACGTCGTGAAGCAGATCTAGCAACTATGGTGTTAGACAAAAATAACCCTGCGACTATTAGGGAGTTTATTGCAGCTCGACGTGCATCAGATCCGGAGTTTGATAAAGCATATGAACGGGCTCACAGAAAGGCAGTTGCAAAAGATTGAACGATTCGCTTTAATGAGGGACCCGTTGCCGGGATCTGATATTTGGATCCAACAAGCGTCAGAACTTCTTCTCGACATTGTACGCATTACAAGGACACAAAAATGTTGCATCTTGCATCCCTCGAATCCTTCCTCGGATCTCTCTGGTTTGGAGGACTTACCCTCGCAGTCGGATATATCGCAGGGCATATCTTTCCAATCAACAAGTTGACTGGTCTCTTCAACAAGAACCGTTGACATAAGCAATACTCTTAATCGCCTGACCTCCCACCCCCGGCTTCGCGGGGTGGGAGGCAGTCTATTACTTGGAGTGGAAACACAATGCCTGAAATTTACAACGACCTATTTTCTTTCATCACATTTGCAGAAGAAATGGTCGAAGACCAGATCAATCAAGAACAAATCAAAGAAAAGAAAATTATCCTTTTACTAGGTAACAAATACGATTTGATAGAAGTGCGAGAAAAGATAGCAGAAGGTCTTGCCCGAGAATTCAATGGTGAAATCACTGAGATCTTCCAAAAGTACATCAACAAGCACCAGTATTGGAAGAGTGATTTGCAGGAAGCACTCGACAAAAAAATTGAAGAGTTGGAGGACAATGAATGACTGACTACAAATTCTTTCGTAACCTTACACCTGAACAAGAAGAAGAATTTCGACAATGGGCAAGATCAAATTATGTAATTGGAGATCCTATTGATTCTTCATGGCATCCAGTTACAGTAGATGAATGTATGAATATGCTTATTGGGAGACTCGAAAATGTGGTTAGCGAAAAACGATCCGAAATGGGACAAGTATCAAAAACAGTGGGAAGAAAAGATGGAAATGGAAATGATTGAGAAACACCATGAACCTGATCCACAATGGGAGGCTGCTATCAGAGGAGATACTGAAGCACTCTTTTTAGAGTTAGAATACATTGCACGTCTTGTAGATAAGATAAGCCAAAAAGCAGAAGTTTTGCAAAGGACAATACATGACCTTAGAAGAGGACTGGAACAGCACTCCACCTCAAATAAATACGACGAGCCCACGACCAAAGAACTTAGGTCGGGAAGCCTACGAGTATCTACAGACATTCGGGATAAACGCAATAATCCCCCCACTACGCAGTAGTGACTTTAGCACTTGCTTGAGCGATCCATTCGCTTACTTCATGGCACGAAGACTAGGTATTGTCCCAGCCATGAAGTGGTCCAAAGCCATGAACCGTGGCACTTGGATGCATCTTCGCTTTCAAAACTACCACCGTTCTCTTACTGATGCTCGTGGCCGACTAGAAGAAGCCCTGTCGGTCAGGTTTGATGAACTTAGAACATCATGTGAAGAGATTGGTGTGGTTGGGTCAGGAGTAAACGCCATCTTAGAACGCGAAGAACGTGACATGCGTTCTTCTTTGGCTTGGTACGAAGCAGCACGATCTATATCCTGCTTGGACGGCCAGACGTTTGAAGATGTCCTGCTCAACCCCAAATGGCATCGGATGGGTACCGAGTATCGACTCGTCACGTCTATCAAGACTGACGATAGATCTCGGCCTATCCGGTGCATTTGTCAACCTGACCTTCTTCTTTACAACAAAGAAGACAACACAGTCTGGATCGTAGATCTAAAAACCACAGCCATTTCACCGAAGGCAAGACTTACGTCGGTACCCATTGAGTTCCAATGCGAACACTACATGTTCTCTGTCAATGAGTTAATGAAAACAGGACAAATTCAAAAAGCATTTAAGATACCTAAAGACTCTACGCTTGGTGGCATGATGCATTTGGCTGTCCGTAAACCAACTATTGATTTTGGCATGAGGGACAGAGATTATACCTACGACATGACACTTCTAAAATCAGGGCCTCGAAAAGGATTACCTAAAAACAAAAAAATATACGAAGGCGAACCACGATTTGACAACTACCTCCTTCGATGCAGCGACTGGTACCACGCTAGGGGGGACTATGAAGACAAAAAAGCGGAATGGGACGAAGACCCACCAGTCAATATTTCCATCACAAACGCATCTTTGACTCTTGACAAAGCAATCAACAAACGTTATCGTGACCGTGTAAGGCTTGTCCAGCAGTACGCCCTCTGCAATCCATATCCCGAGAACTTCCCAATGCCAGATCGTGTGGCACACATGGGGCGATTCTCAACATACTCTCCTTTCATGCTTTCGCCTGTAGGAGATTGGCCATCGCTGATACAAAGTGAAGGCTTTACACTTCGACGTAGAGATGATCCCATCCCAGAAGAAATTGAGTTTGATGTGATTACAGAACCCGGTTCGGAGTTTGACGAATGACAGATAGCAGCTTTGAAAAAGATGTAGCAGAACTTGTAATCAGACCCAAGTTGCAAAAGATTTATGCAAATAACCCCTTCATCAAAAGTAAAACAGAACTGAGACAACTTTTTATTGAAGAAGAAGGCTACCCCATTTCAGCCGCAAAGTTTGATGAGTATCTCAAAATGCTAGATATTTACTTTGAAAAGACGGTAGTTCTTCGTGGTCTTTACAATGAACCCACTAACAACTTAAACGTTGCGGCAGCCCGGCAGCAGGCCGGGCCCGCCGACAACGACGAAGTTGTCTTTGACAATGAAGATACAAATCTTGTAAATGAAGTTATAGATCAGCGTTCGGGACGTAACCGAAACGACATGTTTGGTCTTGCATGACGCATACCACTTTCATGAAAGGGGAACCGATGGGCTTTACCAAACTCGGCTTCTCAGGACAGCGGATGAAGTATCCGCTCAACGCACTATTCGGCATGGTTGTCGGAGAACAGAACACAGGTAAGTCGTACCTGTTTCAGTCAAACCCTGATGCATTCATCATCAACCTTGACCTTTCGTCAACAGTCACACCTGAATGCAGGGCTACCATCTGGCCCGGTGTTGACGATGCCGGTCTGCCAATCGACATCAACAACAAACATCTCGTCCTGACGTGGGACAAGGTGCTAGAGAAGAAGCAGCAACTCATCGACATGGCTAAGGCCAACGAGCCTCGACCCAAGTGCGTGGTCCTTGACACCATCACACCCTGCGTCCGACTCCTCAAGCCCTACATCGCCAAGAAGATGGACCGCACATCCTTCGAGCAGGCACATGGCCCAGCCGCCTACGACAAACTATTCGACGAGATCCTGTCGTTCGCGTTTGATCTCCGGCAGGTCGGCTACGGGGTGTGGTTCATTGCACACCTAAGCCGTGAGTTCCTGCAAGTCTCAGACGACGGTGCCAAGCAAGAAGAGTTGACGCTCAATCTCTCTGCTGGTATGGTACGCCGCCTTACTCCAGCAGTAGAAATGATTGCACCCGTCTGTTGTGATCGGAAATCTACAACTGTCATGGAAACCAAGACTGTAAAGTCTGGAACCAAAAACATTGAACGCAAGGTTCCTATCGAAAAGATTATCTTTGATCGTAAACTTGCATTCGATGATCCACGTTTTTCCCGTATCATCCGTACTCGTACAACGAATCGGATGCCCAATGTCCCCCTAGATCCTGTTGATCCATGGGGATCTTTTGAAACCGCGTTCGAGAACGCAAACAAGGAATCCTGATATGAGTATCAAGAGAGCCGTATTCGACAACTTCGAAGCCGACTTCGCTGCAGCAGAAGTCTCTGAAGGCTACAATGACTGGTTCCCCGAAGACGGAACCTACGAATGCATGATGACCAGCATTGTGCAAGTAGACTGCCCATTCAAAGAAAAGGATGGTACTATTCATGATGGTACTCTCATCAAATTCAACTATCGTCTCCTTCAGGACGACGACCAGCCCGACAACCCCCGATCATTCGAGGGTGGTCCCATGGTCTTCCCAGACTGTGGTAAAGCAGGCCTCAAGACTGAAGGCGGCCAGATCCGTGTAGACATTGCCCTCAAGACTCTCAAGGGTCTTCTGTCAAACGTCCTCGGTGATGTGGCATCAATGGGTGCAGGTCTTGAGCAAATTGAAGATTTGTTGGCAACTCAAGAAGTTCCCGTTCGTGTTCGTTGCAAGTCGCGGACCGGCAATAATGGTAAAGTCTACGGTAGCGAAACCGTGATCGAACGTCTCATTGAATCCTGAACCAACTCAGCCTTCTCTCCTCAGTCTTCATGTTTCCTTGTTTGGGGAGAGAAGGTATTTTTTATAATTAAATGAGAATATCTTGTGGGGAAATTGGATATTCTCTTTACCAAACTAGTCCCCCCACTTTCGGCGTGGGGTTTCCGTTGCCACGGGCCCCACGCCTTATCTCTTTCTCCTTGGTCCTGCACTTCTTACAATAGAAGTGCGGGACTGTTTATAAGGAGAGTACCTTGACAGATTATTCTTTATGGGCTACTCTTTTTCCTGTACGAGATCGGGACCACATTGACGCGGCTATCAGGATCCGCGTTACCCAAGATCTTGAAGGTGTTCCAGTTCCGTCAAAGGACAAGCAGAATCTTACTCCAAAAGGATTCTGGAGACAGAAAGGAACGCTTTCCGTCATTGACCACAATGGGCAGTGGTTAGTGGCAAAGGTTGGAGAGGGCCATGGGCCTGAAAATTCGCTTAATCGTGAAGTCGTGATAGCGTTTCGTCAGGTCCGTGGCTCCCTCAAATTCCTAGATTTTCACATCACTAAAGAACATAAAACAGAGCTAAGGGGATATTTTTCCCCCCACCAAATGAACATACTTACACCGGGAAGAATACCGGTGGGGCTTCGTTACGCTTACCCAGATAACTACGAAGTTTGGATTCCACTTGGAGATAGAAATGACAATATATGAAATTCAATCAGATGAATTCCAACGTAACCCGGTTGTAACAAATCGGGTTTTTCATTGGGAACACCTTCCGCAAAAAACCCAAAATCAGATCATCACAACAATCAATAATGTAATTGATAATGAGATATCAGAGAATTTATCGCCCGGCTCGGACATCATTGAAGCAGAAGTAGTTGTTCAAGTTACTATTCACACTCAAGTTGCGGAATATTAAATGGCTAAAAAGAAAAAGACAATAAAAAAAGAACCTGCCTGTTTTCCGCATAAAGACTTGACTGCAATTGTTGTATTGAGTGATGGTGAAACATGGGCAACTTTAGATGCTTGTTGCATTTCAATAGTAAATAGAGAGCAGTTAGAGCAGATCAAATGTGGAGAAAAAGACCCATCGGATCTCAACAATGTTTTAGATATTGGACTTAACCAACACTTTTCAGTAGAATAGGAAGGATCAAATGGCACACGAAATCACTAGCACAGACGGCCTCGTACTCCACAAGGAGAAAGCATGGCACGGACTCGGTACCATCGTCGAAGATGCACCGACTCCAGACGAAGCCCTAAAGATTGCAAACCTTGACTGGCTTGTTCTGCAAACCAATGAAGTCTATGGCGTTACTTCCAATGCAAGCGTCAAGTCAGACAAGTGGCAACTCAACTACAGAAGCGACACCAAGGAAGTTCTTGGTTGTGTGACGAGTGGGTACCAGCCTATTCAGAATTACGAACTCGCCAAGTTCTGCGAAGAACTGTCGATGGACACTGTCGTCAAAGTAGAGTCGGCAGGTTCACTGTTTGGCGGCAAGCGACTTTGGTTCCTGTTGAAGGCTGACACCTTTGACCTCGGCAAGAACGGCAGAGAAGACCCGGTTGTACCCTACGTCTTGGTGTCCAACGGCCACGACGGATCGCTCTCGTTCTCAGCTCGACCCACCTCTATCAGGGTTGTCTGCAACAACACGTTGTCATGGGCAATGCAGAAGAAGAACAATGTCTTCAGTCTGCGTCACACCCAAAACATATTGTCACGAGTAGATGAAGCACGAGATCAGATGCAAAAGTATCTGGGGGGACTAAACAACTTTGAATCTGCGTGCAATCACCTAAGGAACACCACTGTTTCACGCGATGACTTGCAGAAGTTCTTCCATCAGATGTACTGCAAGTGCGTTGAACCCATTCCCACAGAGCCCAAGAACGAAGACGAAAAGCGTATTGTTGTCAGAGCTACCAAGGGCATTTGGGAAGTCTGTACAAACTTTGATACGGATTTGGGTGTAGCAGGCCAGACCTATTGGAATGCATTCAACGCTTCTAGTCAATGGCTTCAAAACCGACAGAAGAGTCGTAGCGAAGACACCCGTAACTTCAACAAGGTCATGGGTGCTGCCAACGACAACACCACCAAGGCATTCAACCTTGCCTTGGCTGAAGCAAAGTAGTCATCCTTCCCAGCCCCCGCCCCTTTAACGATTCGGGGGGGCGGGGGCATCCTTTAAACTTCATTTTAGTTTTCAAGGGTCAAATCTTCGTCTTGACTTGCGAGACACAAAAAAGGCCGCTGCAAGCAATGGCAATGCACCCGGAGCAGGAATGTTACGGGCCTGAGTCAAGTCGCCTGCAGCGTTCTTAAATTCACCAATAGACTTGATCCATTCGGTGACGGTATCCAGTGCCTCTTTACCAAAGATCGCAGCAATCCCAATCGCAATCATCGTCAAGACGAAGACACGTTTGTTCAGTTTCTCAATCGCCTTATCTTTGACACGACCGCTGTTCTTGCACTCATGCAAAGCGTTACGAAGTTGTTGGGTTTCTTTCTTCGCACAGACAGGGCATGAAGCAGGCTTCTCTTTAGTTGTTTGTTCTGGCCCCATTATTCAGTAACCGCAGAGTACGGGTCGTAAGTTTCAAAGGTGGAAGGCAACACTCGCATCTTCTCCTTGGCACTCAGATCCAACTCCTCTGGGGTGCGGGCCTTAAGACTCTCAAGCCGCTCTTCGAGGTACGGTCTGACAACTGGCCTGAAGTCCTTTGAGATTCGCTGGTACATGCGTTCCTTCAGTGGGATCTCCCTCAACTGAAGTGCCCTATCTACTTGTTCCTTAGTGACAGACAGCGGGAACTTGAAGCGTTTCTCAAAGTTCACTTTGATACGGTTTGCCTTTTCCATGTTGTTGCCCAACATGGCATCCATGTACTTACGGCGTTCGTCAATAACAGCCTGACGGTTCTTGACGAGGAAAGAGTTGAGTTCCTGATCCGTCTTGAACATGTAGGTGTTGAGACCCAAAGCACCCAACACCGTCTTGGCCGCAGATCGGTACTCCAGCAAACTGCCGTCAGCCCGGTAGATAGGCACCTGACCCTGTTGATCCATAGACGACCAGTCAGCAGACTCCCTCTGGAGACCCCCGGCAAATCCTCTGGGCTCAAATACGCGGGGGGCTGCGTTGAGGAGCCTAGAAGCCGCTATGCCGCCCGGAACAAATCGGGGGGCCATGGCCCCCAAAAGGCTCACATCGTCCTCTGTGACGGCATTAAAAGCGTCTGAGATGATGTCAAAAGCAGGAGACATAGGCAGGTTGTAGGCGAGATCAGAATCAGGCTCCAACAACATCGGCCCAACAATCGTTGATTCGTAGAGAGTCTGTCCGGGGAGGCCCCTAGACAGGTCCACTCCCGCAAGGTTTTTGCCAATTTCGTAGGCAATAGCCCCAGTACCCATCATTCGCATAAAGTCGTGAGACATGGCAGTCCAGCGACCTTGCGTCTCAAAGCCCGTCAACCCCCAAGTACGGCGACCTTGATTCACCATGGGAGCCGTATCGGTCCACGCCGTCAAAGTACGGAGCGGGAACGTAAAGAACTGGCGTACCCACGGAATACCAAACCCCGTCCTCTGGAACAGGTCAGGACTGTTAATGAGGTCAGATCCGAACTGAGTATTCTGAACCATCTCCTTTACATTCTCAGCTACCTCAACATCGGCAAACTTTCCTCCCCCCACAATGCGGTGAGGGGTGCCGAGGCCAGACTCAGCAAGGTCCTTGATACGGCCCGCTTTCTTCAACTGACCCAACATTGCCTCGCCGGTCACGACACGGTTGAAGATTTCAGTATGCGTAAACAACTTCATGGGCACTTCAGAAGCCCAGAAGTCCAGTCCCCCCTGCTTCTTCAGGTTGGCGGCAGAAGAAAATGCAAATGAATCCAAGATTTCATGGTCAGTTGCACGGATGTCCAAAAGATCTAAGCCCAAAGGGCGATCACCAGTCTCAACGTTTGAGAGACGGAAATGTTTGGCCCTCAACTGATCCACCAGCAACTTGTCCGCATTAAATGGCATCTTCAAGCGTTCTTGGATATATCCAAAATACTGCTTCAAGCCTTGGCCGTAAGCCTTGATCATCACATCTGGATCCATCCATGTTGCCGCATACATCAAAGGCTGCATGAGGTTCAACATTGCGGATGGAAGATTCAAACCAAGGTGGGACACATAAAACGTTTTGGTAATGCCGCGACCAAGAGAACTACCACTAGCATCTTCAAGTGTCATGTCTCCATAGTTGCGAAGACTCTTTACGAACTTCTCTGGGATACCACCCATACCCTCAAGTTTTTTGAAGGCTTTACTATCAGACATCCTCTTTGCCATGTCTAGGGCTTGAAGAGTAACAGTCTCACTCACCAAATCCCGCATAGGCATGGCACCACGCATACGTTCTACAAGGCTACCCATGATGTATTCACGGGCTCTTTCACCACCAGCCTTACCAATCTCATCATCAACGCCAGCAATAACATCTGTTACCGCACGAAGATAGTCATAGCGACTGCGACTTGGACCAAACAAGTCTCGTTCTGACTTGCGCCGAAGACCCACTTTCTGACCTTTAAGAGTCTGCTTAAACTCGGCATCAGTCTTGGCCCTCCGAATAAACCTGTCTTTCGTAGCATCATCAATGTGAAGAGCAACATCATTACGAGTCTGCTTCAGGTAACGGTTGAAGGAGGTGAGCCAATCAAGATTCATTACCTGAGTACGACCAAACTCCCTCGTAGAAGGATTGGTGAGTTCGTATTCTCTCGCTCTACCTACTCTCTGCCTCAGCTTTTCAGATGAAATGCCCTTGCGTTCATAGTCTTGAAGAAGAACACTCAAGTCATCCGAGTCAATGTGGGGGTCATAAATGTTTCGCTCGTTTACCCGACCCGACAAATGAGCAACCCGGTCCTTGCGGTTGACTCGAACACTATCCGTCCTACGCTTGAGAGGTTCAGCCCCCTCTATATCGTCAACATAAGACCAGACATTTCGGGACATGAAGTGTTCTTGGTCGTCTGCTTCACTACGAACATCACGAAGGATTTTCTTGAACTGGTCTGGAGTCATCTTGACTCGACCACGCTCGTCAGGAGTCATCGCTTTAACGATTTTCTTGTAGCCTTCGTTGCCTACAAACCCCTGCAACTCCTTGTGCAGGACGTTGGAAATTTCTTCTGCTGTCCTTGCACTGGTGTTGCTTGACAGACTGACAAATATACGAGTCAACTTGTCGTCATCAAACTCAAAATTGCCAGTCCTGTCGTAGAGTTCCTTGTTACCAAAGAGATCGGCATACCGCCCCTTCATCATAGAACGGCTTTGGTCAAGAAGAGGCATAAAACCCTCTCTCGACAACCACTGACCGCTGATATTGTCGGTGTCAATGGCTTCAACAACTTCACTCTCAGTCAATACACGGAAAGGTGCTTCACCCTTTTGGTAGGAAGCGTCACTCGCCCTAGTGGGGGTGTAAGAAACACCCGCCTTGTAGTCAACCGTCTGACCTATGTCGTATTGATCTTCAAGATACTTGGCTCGCTTCTTGGCCTGATTGATAATTAAACGATCAATCTTTTCAACCTCAGGAACATCACCTATCTTGTCTGCATCAATACGGTTTCTTTTCAAACCGTTAATCGTGCTTTGGAACTTTGCAAGTTTGTCTTGCTGGGCAGGGTCGAGATCGAAAGCAAGACTTTCTCCAGTCTCTGTCTTTACAACAACCTTGGCGTTTTCGACAATACGAGAAGAAGAACGAACCAAATTCCTGTTCATGCCTGACATGTGCATGTAGGCATAGGTATTGAACTTCTTCAGGTATTCCCGCAACGATACCACTTCACCATCAATAGTGGCAGTGGCAACTCCTGCATCGTTGGGATCAAGACTCCTGACGTTAGTGCCGAACTTCTTGGAGATATTCTCCAAAGCATCGTCGAAGAATGGCTTCATGGCAAGAGTGTCTTGTCGAGTCAACTCACTGAAACGAGTCGAAAACGAATGAAGCACAGAACTCAGAGGAGTACCAGCACCATACTGGTGAGCGTTGAGCAGCCCCAGCATACTAGTGACAGGATTGTACCTGCCGGTAAGGAACTTGAAGAACTCCTTGCCCTCACTGTCAACAGAAGGAACCTTGGAGCGAAGGCCCGAAAACAACTTCCCCCCACTTTTTAGAGCGGCTCCTCCAGCAGGCGATGTGACAAACATAAACCACACAAAAGGGTTCGTGCCTACATCAATCAAAGCATTTGTCAGCGGGTTGTTGCCCGTTGACATTTTAAGACGAGACGAGAAGGAGTCCCGCTCTGCCGGTGAAAGCGAGGCGGGATCCAAGAAAGTATCTCGTAGGCTCCTAAAGGATGCCTCCCCCTCAAACATCTGTGACAACGCCACCATGGGCGCATCGTAGATCTTGATGGGGTCAAACGATCCTGCGACAAAGCCTTCCTCGTCGAAGCGTTCTGACATCAGAAGGGACGAGTGTGATACCGAACAGTCAGAACAAGATTAACAATTCCAGCAGGAGCAGCAGCACCTTCAAGAACAAGAAGAGATCCCGCAGGAACCTTGTTTGCATCTTGAGAAGTAGACAGACCCTTGGCTGAAACAGTAGTGTTGTCACCCATGTCAGAGTCAAGACTGCCAGTCACGGTAACAGTGTTTGCGGCTGCCGCAGCAGAACCCGATGGGACATAAGCAAGATGGAAAGTGGTGTCATCAGTAGAGTCTGTAGTGGCTCTTGCAGTAACCGAATCAATATAAATATCCCGGTCAGTAACCATAAGGGCTGCAATCTTGTTGGTGTCAAGAGCAACGCCCGCAGCCGCAAGAGGGCCAAAGTGAAGAACACCAAATTCATCGGGGAACTGGCTGTCAGCCTTGGTGTTAGTAACGTCGAGGTTGTGTTCAAGAACGCTCATAATTCAAATTCCTACGAGACGAGAGAGGAGAAGTCCTCTGGGGACGAGGAGGTGCCCATTGCGTAGGCGAGTTCCTCCATAAGATCTTGCCGCCTTGGACCTCCCAAGACGACGGCACCTTTAGGCAAGATACGACCTGCCATAACTTGGTTGAAGAGATGGGGATCACGATTGGCAACAATTGCCATATTTCGCTGCACCATCTGTTCTATTCGTTGAGATTGAAGAGTTTGAGTTATCTTGTTATTCAGTGACTGTTGGTAGTTGTCATACCTACGGCCAGTTATTCCTGAGTAGTCATCATAAATTGATGGTATAGGAGAGGCATCATAAGCACCCCGAGCAATAGGGCCGACAATTTCAGAACCGAGAAAACCTGCTGCAGGAACACCAAGTCCAAGAGCAATTAAAGGATTGCTAGCAGCAAGGCTCCTTGCAGACTCTTCAGGACCAATGCCAGCAGTAGACTTAAGGAAGTTTTTAATTGCCCTCAGTTTACTCATTAGAGAAGCCCTACCCTTGCATATGCTTCCTTGACAGAAGGCTTGGGTTGGTGCCTTGCTTTAAGAAGTTCTTTTATGTCAGAGTCTCTAATAATCTCCATGAGTTCTGGAGAAATTTCAGGCGATCGATTTTTAATCATGGCTACTCTAGCCGCTTCGCTAGAAACACCTAGCCTGTCACCTGCAAGAAGATTACTCAAAGACTCTTCAACTCTGCCTCCATAACCAGCACGAGATGCAGCCATGTTTCGTTGACTAGATTGAGCAGACTCGTTAATAGAAGAAAGGAGGTCAAGTATAAGAAGAACATTACCTACAACACCCGCACCGTAAAGAAGTTTCTTACCAAGACCGATAGGGACCTTGCCAAGAATGTCCCTTGCCCCAGCAGCATTGGGGGGACGAGTAGGAAGACCAGTAGAACCACGAGGAAAACCAAGTGCGGTGCTTTCTGAACGAGAAGGATTTACCGTAAACTCCGCATCGATAACTTCATCAACAGGAGAGCGTTCCCTCGCATAAGGATTACGACGGCTAAGAGCTTTCCCCCCACTACCGGGAGGAAGCAGTCCTCTAATTATTCTTCTAGCCACAAGTAATCCTTTCTACAACGTCTTTGCTGGTGACCGTTCCCAAAGAAACAATCGAAACATTCTTGTCTTCATCATAACGAGAAACCACAAATGCGCGATCTCTTTTAGATTTTCGGTTGTTTCTATTATCCCACAAAAACCGCCGAACGTCCTTGGCATTTATATCGTCACCCTCAAACTCTTCGGAAGTGTCATCATGGATAAACTCCTCTGCCTCTTCAGGAAGATACTCCCAAGGAACGTGGGGGGACTCAAGAAGCACACGCCCTCCGGGATGAAGAGCCTCAACCTTCTTTGCTATGACTTTCCAATTCCTCAATTCGTAGCCTTCATATCAACAAGAAGTTTCTTAATTGCTTCGATCCGTGCACGTTGCTCTGCGGCTTCTCTTTGAACTTCTGCTCTACCTACGCCACGAGCCTCTTTCTTCCTAGCCTCTTCGAGGGTTTCCTCAAGGGCTTTAACTTCATCCTTTCCAGCAATTAGCTCTTCAGCCATAGCAATAACTTCTTCCATGCCTTCTCTTGGCTGAACAATGCCATCACCATCTACATCAATAAAACCTCGATCCCCAATAATGTCCATGATATTTTCACTGCTAATATCATCTCTTTGCAAAGCATCAATACGAACAAGAATTTCATCAGTAGTGGTTGCAGCACTGCCAAGAGAAAGAATTCCTGAAACATTCTTTTGAGTATACCACTTAGAACCAACAAAGTGGTCAAATTGACGACTCATGTTTTGGCCTTCTCTTGCACCAGAACGAGTAGTCATTACATCCGGTTCGATATCTTCTAGGGTCATACCCGCCCAACCACCTTTGAGATATTCGTTAGTTCTTGCACTGACATCATTCTTAACACCAGAAAGAACATTGCCAAGAACAGCAGGGTTAATCCCATATGCAGCAGCGGCATTATTAAGCTCACCCATAATTTCAGGAAGAGCTCGGGCTCTTTCCTTTCTAGTCTTGTTTGAGAATTCAGAAGCACGTCTAAACGCACGAGCAATGTCTTGAGAGAATAGAGCTGCTTTTTCTGGATCAGCAGTGATTAGACCAGAAGCAATTTCTCTAGCATAATCTTGCTCAAGACGCACACCAAGGTCATCTATTCTTTGAGTGTTGTAAGGAGTAAACCCTCCTGTACCATCAGTGTCGTGATCAATAAGACCTGTTGCAGGAGTATCTTCTCCTATAGCACCCAAAATTGCAGTATCTCTAGAATCTAGAGCTCCTGTAAATGCACCAACAAGACCAAAAAGACCATAAGGATTTGTGATTCCAGAGTCTGCAATAGCCCCCCTAATAGGGGCTTCTTGTCCGCCGTAAGTTCTAACGTGCATGTAGTGGTTATCACCGTCCATGCTCCCTGCAATTCTAGACATTGCGGAATCAGAAAACTCTGTAAGACCAGAAACTTGATCCCCAATATTTTTGAGATGTTGAGGAAGAAATCGACGAAAATCTTCTGATTTGCCCTGTATGTCTGCATGAGCCCTAACGAGATTCGATTGATGTTGTGAAATCTCCTTTTCCAACTCCGTAAGAATTTTCATTTCTTCTTGACTTGCTTCAAGTCCCTTTTCAGCAATTGAAAGTTCCTTTTCAATCTTTAGCTCTTCTAGTCTTTGAACCTTTTCATATTGTTTTATTTGCAACTGCCTGTCAAGATCGTATTGACGCTTCTCTTCTTCAAATTGCTTTTGAGAAAGCTCACGACTAAGTTTATCGCTTTCAACTCGAATCCGTCTATTTTCCTCTGCGTCATAGGCAGCCTGAGCCATCCGATCATAAGCAATATCTCTTTCCATCCGACGATTAAGTTGATCAGAAATATTCCTTTGTTTCTGGCCTTCCCGTTCAACTTGCATTCTTTGACGAGCAATTTGACCTCGCTGAGCACGATCAGCAGCCTCTTGATTCAACTTCTGTTGAGCAAGATTCATTTCTCCACCAATCTTCATAGATTGAATGGACTCAGGAGTTACAGCAGAATTAAGTCGAGTCATAATTACCTCAAGCTATCATTGAACCAGATGAACCGGGAATGTAATCAGAGAAGAAACTCTCATCAATATCAAACTCACCTGAACCCGGAGTTTGAGTGTATTGAAACATCGCCATAATCGTAGGAAGTAGTGCTACAGGACTATAGGGATTAGATAAAACTATATTGGCTACACCGCTCATTCCTTGAGCTTCAAAGTTTGCAGCAGTTGAAATTGCACTTTGCTGCATAGCCATACCGGTCTTACCCATTTCATCGGCCCTTGCTTCATAAGAAGACTTAAGGCCAGCAGCTGACTGGATCACTCCTTCGCGTTGGAACTTTGCACTCATGATTGCATCTGCTGCTTGGGTACCAAGACGAGCAGATTCTTGCATGTAGTGTTCGTTCTCGGCTTGCTCAAATTTCATCAAAGCCTGAGATGCTTCAGGTTTTCCTGCCTTCGCTTCGGCTTCAATCTGTTGACGAGTTTGGCTGTTAGTCTGTCTGCGGGCGAGTCCCGTTGAAAGTTCCGCAGGCAACCGCTCCATACGTTCTTTGGCATACTCATCCACCATTTCACCGGTACGAGTTACAGTGTCGTCGTACATCTGTTGGCCTTCGGCTCGGGACCCTTCTGCCAAAGTATTCATATAATCAAAAGCATCTTGGCCTCCGGTGCGAATATCTTCAGCCCCCCCAACAACGGACTGGCGAACGTCATCAATTGCTCCCCGTCCTTCTTGGTAGTTCTGATTTGTAGCATCAAGGAAGTTCATGAAATCTTGAAATGCCGCTTGCCCCATAATATTTGCGCCTTGGGGCTGATCTTCAAAATGGGATCGACTAAGAATTTTACCAATGCCGGGACCTATTGAAACAAAGCTATCTGGTTCTCCCTTCATCGGTACAAAACCCATGGATTTAGCTCTATCAACAGGATCCATAGAATCAGGATTAACGAAGAAATTCATGAAATCATTGGGGTTAGAAGGTCCGCCCTGAGAATAGCCCCCTGAAGGAGCAGACCCTGAGCCCGGACCTTGATTAATAAGATTCATATATTCATTACCACCGTATGCACTCATGGTATATTCCTGTCTCCGGTATCAGTTCCGGTTGTTCTACCCCTGCAAATCAAAGCCATCAATTTATAATCAAGGTCTGGTACGAAAGTCTCAAATCCGGGATTAAGAGCACTATCCTGAATGCCGTGTTTTCCGGTAGTAGTAAGGCCAGTTGCAGTAAACGCTGCGTAATCATCAGATTCCCCATTCTTAATAGAATCTCCAATAATACTACCTGAAAAATCTAAAGGAAATGCAGTTACTGCAGCAGAATCTGTTGCTGTATTGTAAACCTGTCCTTGGAAAAACTTGTAACCAGTGACCCCCCCACTAACGTCTGTAAAGTGGCAGCCTACCGAAGAAATTTGCTTGTTCTGGAACATATCAAAAGACGTAATAACTTTTTTGTCTTCGCTGCGAATCATTGGCAAAGCCCCACCTATATAACGAACCTTCATAGGGCTAATCGTAATTACGTCATCAACAGCAATGTTACTAAATTTATTGGTGACAATATCAATGCTTCCACTGCCATCAGCATTCACAGTGCCTTTGTCGTGTTTAAAAATTGTCTCGTTGGTGCCTACATTTTCTGGAGTTGAAGAAGACAATATGTACATTTGAGAACCTACTAGATCTCCAAGCAAACTACTGTTATGGCTGAGATTCTTAGTTCCAGTAGTTCCGCTTTTTAATCCAATAGTAGTGATACCTGAACCTTGAGTTACAGAGTGAACTGTAAAAATAGAATCACCCGGACAATCTAAAGTTCGAAGCATCGGTTTGCCATCAGAAATATCGGTGCTTCCTACCAAAACTTTGTTTCGATCAATATCTAAAATATAGACTCGTGGTCTCCAATCATCAGTAATACTACTGGCAGTAGTCGTTGGATGATTTTGGAGAAAGAAAGACCTCTCCACCATTACTGTAGAAGTAGTAGGAGTAGGAGTAGTGTTGTCGTAGGAATTTCGAGTATACGTTTTTGGCCACATGCCAGAACGTATATCAGTGAAATTTGTGTCGTGAATTTCCGTGATCCTGCCAGTATTAAACCACATGCAAGCAGTTTGATTGGCAATAGGATTCATAATAAAAAGACACGAAGCGTACGGATCATATGCCATACGAAGATCTGAAAGATTAGATTTCCAATCTTCCATAATCAAATTGTCAAGGGCTTGAACATCGTCTAGTTGACCATTGTTGGCGATTGCTTTCAAACCTTTTGACGTAATAAAGTAACAAAGAGGACCAGCAGAAGCGAAAGCGTCTTGAGCAGCAAGACCATATCCTGCATGCATATCTTCTATTTTAAGATAAACGCCATTACGACGAATGTGATAAATGCGATCAGAACTAAAACCTACTACAAACTCACCAGCTTTAGCTAGACGTTCAACCCTATTCTGATAAACGTCAGGCGTATACTTGTTGTTGATAGGGAACAGTTCAGGGCTTCTTTCGGTCAATGATGACCAACGAATCTCCCCAATGTTGCGAGTACGAGAATCAAGGTTAGCAGTAAGAAGTTCAGTTTCACCTTCGGGGTCAGAAACTAAAAGAGTACCGTCATAAGCAACACCAGATCCTGCAAACGGCATATCTTTTTCACCTTCATTCTTGTCCAAATATATGTCTTGCATCGCAAGAGACAAGTCAGGAAGTTGGTAGAAACACTCGTAAACACGATAGCCTGCTGTCCGATAGTTACCAGAAACAACATTCCCCCCACTAAATGCTGCGGGGGGATTAGATGAACACATAGTGTCCCAGTTGCTTGTGTGGGAAATTGTGGTATCCCCCAAACCAACAACCGCCTGCGTCATCGAGATCTTTCCTGCGGTCGAATCTCCATTGGCTACAACTGTGATGGTCCCATTGTGACCATTGGCCCCATTGACAAGAGCAGCAAAGTTCGTAGCACACTCTGAAATACTGCTACCTTCATTAAACTCTAGGTTCGAAGCAACAGCACCAGTGTTTTTGATTTTATAAGTCTTTGAAGTTCCTGCTGCATCTTCAAGAGTAATGGTCTCGTTTTCATGAGCTCCAAAGTCAGAGCCGAAAACAAAAGATGCAGTTGCACCAGATACAGGGGTTGATTCAGTAATGCCTTTATACGAAGCATTATTCTTAGTGCCAGTATCGCCTTCTGAATCAGAGATATTGTAAATGGTATCAAGATGGAGAATAGACCCTGCATAGGTCCCCCCCACTTGCTGAAGTTTGACTGATCTAAACAAATAAATCTGATCATACTTATTGATGTCTACTTCAGCTTCCATGCTAATGTATTCACCACTAGTGTCCCATGCAGAGCCTTGGGTTTGAGAAGATTGCCTGTTGGAAATAGAACTAAGAAGACTTCGACGGCCAGTATGACTGTCGTGAAGAAAATAAGCAAAGCTGTAATCCCCCGGAGATAACCTTACAAAGTGAGGTGCATCATTATTGGGAGTGCTATTTGCAGGAGTGCTAGTAGTATTGAGGAGTTCGCCAAACGGAATAACAGTAGATGGAAAGGAAGTGCTTCTAGGAATAGAAACAGGAGTAGTATCGCCAAAGCCTCGAACAATAGGGGCAGGTCCCGGTCCTCCATTTACAACTTGATGGGTATAAGTGGAAGTACCGTCAAAGTCAATATAGAAAACACGAGGAACCCGACCCTTGACAAGTGTAATTACATACTTGCCCATCGATACGACATCCATTTTGTCGTTGCTAGAAACATGACCTCCCGCAGACGAACTGTGATCGCTGATCAAAACAGTACGCCAACCAGTAGCACCGTCTACTGTATTAGTTGGACAAAAATCCATGTAAATACCTGAGTCGGTATTAAGTATATTTTTTACTCGATAAACAAACCCGTGGCCAAATTCGCCCTCTCGGATTTGAAAACTAACTGGAAAACAATCAGTGACAGTAGAAGTCTTCGCCTGAGTGGGGGGAGCCACAGAAGAGAATGCACGAGCACCAGAACTACTAAAGTCCTTATAGATGTCAAGGGTGTGAGCAAGACGAAATCCAGAAGAAGGACGGCAACCAAAACGCCTACTACCGTCAACTCCTACAACTTCATGAGCCGTGCCTTCTCCAGAAAGAGCAGTGCGTTCAATACCCTTGTTTTGGGATGCAGTAACTGTGGGATAAACCCATCTTCTATTAACTTCAGGCATTTTTGTTTTCCTTGCTCGGGAAAGCGTCGTTCAAAGCCTTCCTTCTTTTTCCGCAACCGCATCCCTTTTTACGTTTAATGGTCTTAAAAGCTCTTTGAATACCTGTTGCCTTTAAGACTTTTTCAACTTTGTCGCCAAGGCCTCTATCAGGACCTTTGTATTTTTCGCAAATACCACAGTCTTCTTCTAAAGGCTTTCCTTCAAACTCGCCAATACGACATCGACCATTCTTTAAAATGTAATACTTGCACTGGATCATGGTACGTCCAATACTCCATCTTCACAACTACTTCCCGGGACTTCGTTATCAGGAATGCATTCAAGACTTATAACTGATTCGCTAATGCTGTAATCAACAGATATATCTCTAGTTCCAGAATCTACATTTGGAATAGATTGAGATGTTGCAGGAGAAGGCAGTTGAAAACTCCAAATTGGTTCGCCGTCTCGAACTAAATTACAAGCATAATTTCGACTACCATCAAAATTTATATGAGCGAGTCCTGCTTCTGGGTCAAGATAAGCACCATCAAGAACACCATTATTTAAACCAAAGCCTGCACCAAATCCCCAAGCATTTGCAGAGTCATCCCAAAGACGTTGTAAATCTCCACCGTCTTTATATTGCCTATCGAAATCACAACCATTAACTGCAAGAGATGTTTCATCAGCACCATTCCAACTCAATGCAGTAGTGAGCTCTGCGATTGAAGGAAAATCTGTCCAATACATAGAATTGTATTCAGGGGTGTCATCACAACAACACATTTCTTTAGCATCATCTTGAAGCATAGCGGTTGTTATGCCAATAGGAACTGTGCTTATAACTGGACCAATTATAGTCTCATCAGTTGTACCACCAGCATCTGTAAATGTAGACTTGTATGTTGCGGTTAATTGAAGATACAACTCTCCACAATTCAAATAATTCATAATGCATTGATCAATGGCAATATCTAAAGGACAAACTTGATTATTTGGATTTGGTGTTCCCGAACATTCAGCACCGTCTTCATACAAACAAATTCTTTTTTCGAGCCTTGCTTCGGTAATGAGAGGAGGCCTAGTTGTAGAAGGCGTTCCTTGATCAACTAAAGAAATTGAAGCATTAATCATTTCATCTTTAGCAACTTCCACACTTAGTATTGAACCAGAACATCCGGGTCCCGAAAATGTAGTGCGTGTAGAAGTCGCTAAAAAATTCCATGTGTGACTGAAACTTACATTGTCAATAACGACACAAGGGTTCTTTGCATGTTCGCTTAAAATTATTGGTACAGGATCAGATGAATCTCCTGTTGACTGATTTCCTTGCATGTAAACCGTGTAATCAATAATTACTTGAATATCAAAGTTGTAGTCTGAAGTGGCAATCGTCTTTGACGTATTAACACAGTTTTCAATGTTTTGATTAATGTTCCAGTTGTTGAATGTGACAGTCTTTCTTCCTTTGTACTCCAGCTTGGAAGGATTGGAAGATCCCGTTCGATTACATTCTTGGGTTCTACATTCAACACAAGCAGGATCATTGCAACCCCCCGACTTCAAAACAAAAGTCATACCGCTAGTGCTGTTGCAATTAGTACAACCAATAACTTGAACATCATCTGTATCAGGAGAACATTTTTCACATGGGGGAGTGTTATCTGGATGAGAACTGTCAAAACAAAGATTAGAAGTTGACCCATTGTTTTTTAGAGTGCCACAAAATTTGTGACAAGGATCACCTTCAATAGGATCACCGTTGTCGTCTACATGACAACAAGGATCTCCATCAGTCCTAGTAAATTCCCAAGTCCCTGCATAACTAGATGGATTGCTAGAATCAATTGTTATGCTAAGAAGGTCATTCCAAACATCCGCAACTGCGGCCATTGTATAAGTATTGCAGGCTTCATTGCAGGGAGTAAAAAAGTAGTATGGTTCAGGGCAATCGTCGTCATCACAATCATCTTGTTTTTCAAACCCCCCACTAGGTGCGGGGCTTCCGCCTGCAAAAGCAGTTTGCAATTTACCGCAATAAACGCAAGGTATTTCTCGATTACCATTGTCGTACTTATAAACATCATCTTCTTGGGGAGTTTGTCCGAGAATTGTTTCCCATTGACTTTTTGTAGCAAAGAAAGTGTCCGCGCAAGGATCAGTGCCCGGACATGGCACAAAGAAAAATACAGTATCAGGGTCAATACAACAACAACTAATAACCGGACCTGTCACGGACAAATGGCCTTAATTTGAGAAGGTCCTGCAAATACCCAACGATTAGAAGAAATCTGTTGAACTAAAACAATATCACTAACAGAATAGGGAGCATAAACCAAAGTTGCACCCGAATCAGTCAGGCTAGTTGGATTCTTATGAACGTAACCAATATTAGGCGTTATGACTTGATTAAAAGAGTTAAAGCCAAAATCCCAAATCTCTTTGCCTGTAACATGAGAAAAATTTGAGGATGAGTTACCCAAGCCATCTGCAGTACCAACACTTGCTTTGTACTTATAGTAATAAACCAATACGCCCAAGATATTAATGCTTGAAATACCTCCTTCAATGCTAAGGTCTTCAGTAATCCTTGCAAGTTGAGTACCAAAGCCTGCATGAGGAACTGGAGTTAAAGAAAAACGAACTTCGTCAGTTCCTCCCGGAGAAGCATTGTTGCCATCAATTACGAGAACATCTTTGACAACTGTATTTGTAGTGTTGTTGGTGAGCTTAAGAGTTTGATTTTTTTCGTCCGCAGATATCGACGTATCATCAGTTTGAATTGTAGAATAAGAATGAATAGCTTCAGTTAATCCAACTGTTATAGTGCTACCAGAAGCCTCTGTACTAATTCCAGTACCACCTGCAATGTCAAGAGTTGAATTTTGTGCGCTTGCAGTTAAAACATTACTGTCATCAGAAGTAAAGTTTTCAAATAGATTTCGTTTGAACTCTACCTTTAATGTATCTGCGCCTGATTTATCAGTATTGATATATGAACCTGAACCTTGAGGGTCAGTAGAATTATAATCACCCGCAATGTTTATGTTGTCGTCAGGACCACTAGCATTAATTGAATTACCACTATTATCTACAACAATACCAAAACCATCTGAAGCAGCATTTGACTCTGCTGCTTGGACTGCATTCTCAAACTGAGTAGTGTCTAAACTAACTACATAATCTTTACTGTCAGTGTCATCAGCTGCAGGACTAACGGTGACAGGATTGTAATCTGTCCCGCCAATCGTAAGTTGAGAAGCACCTGCCGTTACTGTAGCAAAGTGAGTGTTAGCTCCTCCTCCCCCCACATTATCAATATTGAAAATTGTGGGGCTAAAGATTTGTTGGTTTATCTCTGGGGTATTGTTAAACCTATTGCCGTCACTAAAGTTCGTTGCTCGACTTTGAGAGTTAGGTAGTCTTAAAGAATACGGGGTATCTGAGATAGTCCCTGACATACGAGTTACTTGACTAAAACCATTCAAAATAGTTTTAGGCCAAGTCTTTAATGTAACAGGGTAACTATCACCGGGAACTAAACCATAAGGCTGACTTCTACTTGTTGTATTGATGTACATGGTTTAACTCGGGTCTACAAGTTCAATTTTTACTGCATCTGCCTGATCCCATCCCCAGTTACCACCACTTTCCATGTCAGAAGAACTGAAGGTTACAGTATTGCCACCACTATCCACCCAATTCCAAATTGAATCACCTGCACCTGCATTACTACCACGAAGAGTCGTTTTTACTCCACCAGTAGAAGGGGTAATAGTTACTCTAATTTCCCAATCAGAACCTAAGCCTGCTTGATCAGGATCGCCAGCAGAAAACAAAACGCCTGTTGTAGAAATGCGACTACCAGAATCTATCTTAAGATGTGATCCTGTGGTAGAGCTTGAAGAGGTCCAAGTTCCATGATTGAGACGATTCCACCAATTATTTGTAGAACGCCACCTCCACTCATTCCCTCCTAAATTGTAAGTATCAATAACTGTTTCTCCTCCCG